GGATCTATTCGTATAACGAACTTCATCAAGCAGAAGACCTCGACTCGAACCCGACTGTCACGGCTGAAAATAATGCCGGGGTGGATCGTTCGTCGAACCTCGGAACCGTTACAAAGCCTGGAGGGACGACAGGTCAATATTATGTCGACTACACCCTTGCGTCAGGCGCCGCTATTGAAGGCCTTGTTTTCAAAGTAAACGCCACAGAGGGAGGATCCACAACTCAGTACCCGGCGTCTACTATGGTCGTCGATACGACGGCGGTTGACTTTACGGCGACGGATCGGGCGAACCTCTTGTCTATATTGCAGGATACAGGGACGGATATTCCAGCACAGATTGACTCTCTGAACGATCTTTCCGCTGCCGAGGCTCAATCTGCTGCTGCTGCCGCCTTGAACGCTTACGATCCACCGACGAACACCGAAATGGAAGCAAGAACAAAACCGGCCGCGTCGTATTTCGATCCGTCTACTGATGAGGTTACTACAGACGCGGCAAGCCAAGAGGCAAGTAAGGCAGATGTTAGCGGCCTTTCTACTTTCGACCCTGAGACTGACATACTTGAGAATTCAAAATCTTACGCCGATATATTCCGAATAGCCAAGGCTGTACTTGCCGGGAAATCAAACACCAATGGTACGGTATTCCGTGACGATGCCGATAGTAAGGCAAGGGCGACCTTTACAATTGACGAAGATAAGAATAGAATCAATGTTGTTTTGGACGGTGAATAATGTCTGACTTCTGGGGGATCTTCGCAGATAACATTTTCCCAACAGGGCTATTCCCTGATTATGTTGAAAGCGATATTGCTGCCGGGCTTGTCTCTATTTCATTTACTGGTTTACGTCCTGGCATTGCATTTTCGTCGTCGGGGCCAGGAATAGAGATAACAGGGACTAAGCCCGAAATTTCATTTAGTGGAGATGGATAATAATGACCACCCTTAGCGTAACACCAACCGAAGAGGGAACCTATGTCATTGGGTTTTCTATCACCGACGAGAACGGGGACGCCACAGTTCCAACGGCTTTGACGTGGACGCTTATGGGTCGCGATGAGTCTATTATCAATGACCGCGACCGGGAGGCCATATCGCCACTTGTGGCATCTGGTAGCGTTGTGCTATCAGGTGATGATCTATCTATAACCAACGGTGAGACGGTGCGTTATTTCCTTCTGGAAGGGGCATACGATTCGACCCTTGGTAGCGATCTTCCAATTAAAGAAGCGGCGACATTTGAGATAGAGAATCTCCCCGGCGTACCGCACGCATAAAACACACAATCTCCACAAACTCTACACACAATCTACACACAACACCGCGCCGTTAGGGTTTATGATTAGTCATCTTGTTAATCGAGGAGATTATATGAACGGCAAAACGGCACGAAGAACGCGGAAGTTGGCTATGAAACATGCCCCACAAGAGGTTATAGTGGCAACGCCATATTATCCTTGCCGCAGAGCTGTGTCTTTAACGGGCATTTCTGGTGTCTCGTTCGGCAGAGATGGGATTGCTTCAAACCCGCTGAAAAACTTCATCAGGAATTACAGGAAACACTGCTCGGCGGGTTCCATGGCTACAAAGAGGCCTAACGCGTAACCGTCAATGCGGTCGTCCCGGTGGCAGCGTCCTGGGCGCGTTATCCCGGTTGTTAACCGGATGATATTTTGTTAGTTGGAGTTGGAAATGGAAGGCAGAGACACATTTGTTAATCATTTCATTACCGAAAACGGAACAGAGTTCATGGTTGAGGCTTCCAAGGTTACGCTTGAGCGTTGCCGGAACCTTCTTTTGGTTGGCGTATATGCTACCAACAGGGAAATCTCAACGGCTCGTCTCGGTATGCGCACAAAATGACTGATATCTACGGCGAAGAGTTCAACGGCACAATCGTCGAGCGAATCGACATGTACAAGCGGACAACGGGCAAGATCCCGTTTATCACGGAGACCACCTGGCACAAGGTTGTCAAAGAGTGGTTGATGAGCGACGAGGAGGAAGCGTAATGGGTTCACCCAAGAAAATCGGAGAAGACCCAGGCGGTTCATGGTACTATGCGAGTGGCTCAAATAAGGGCCGCAAGCACAAGAACCCAAGGTCTGGCAAGTCGTATTCCATCAAATACCCCGACGGGAAGCGTAGGGAGAAGGTTAAACAAGAGGCGTGATCGACCAGAATCGCCCTAATGGCGGGTAGGGCCGTAAGCCTAACGATGGTCCGCCGACACCTAGTCGGCAACTATAGAAGCGGAGGGAGAGCCTTATTATTACCTTAGCCATCTGGCAGGGCGGCTACTAACTCGCCGGATAACGTAACCGGCATCATCAAGAAGGCGGATCGCATAACGCCATATAGAGTGCGGCGTTGAATTAGCGGCCATTACGTCAAGTCGGCGCCGGACACCGTAACCGGCAACTTCGTGGGGTAGTGTAATGGTAACATGGTGGCCTCATAAGCCATCGTTCCGGGTTCGAATCCCGGCCCCGCTAGCGCCGGTTTAGCACTTCCGGCTGTGCTTGTGTGTCGTAGCCGTGCCGACGGTTTGCGTGGCAAGATAACAAAAAGGCCGGGGCGACAGCCCCACATGGCCCCGTACCCCAATTGGCAGAGGGGACTGGCTTAGAACCAGTAAAGTCTGAGTTCGAATCTCAGCGGGGCTATATTGGCTCTTTAGCCCAATCGGTAGAGGCATCCGGTTTAAGCCCGGAACAGTGTCAGTTCGAATCTGACAGGGGCCAATAGTCGTCTGTAGACTTAATTAAATCAGCGTCCGGCACGAAACGCCGGGATCACAGAGGCCGCAAGGGTAAGGCGGCGAGTTTACTGCTTGTATAAGCCTCGCTATGGCGTGAGTCCATAGCCTATCTGGATCGATCGCCAGGACTGTGGTTTATGGAGAAAACAATGATCCTAAGAGACCAACGCGCAATAGTTAACATAATGGGCGCACCAGCGTCTGTCGTCTACAACTATCACCCAGGAACGCCCCCGTCGGCACAATGCGATGGTGAAGAACGGTGGTATGAGATAACAGAGTTGCGGATAGCCGGTAGTGATGACATCCACGAAACTGACCTTTGCGACTGGTTGTCAAGCGACATTTACGCGGACCTTGATAGACAGCATAAGGAGTATTAAACGGACATGGCGAATGTGTGGACCAACAAAGCCCGCGAATTGCGGAACATGGCCGAGCGCAGAAAGCTGGCCATTGCGACGCAGGTGAAACGATGAGCTTGCAACACGTTAACCCCTTCGATCCGCCAGCAAGCATCTACGCTCTTGAGTCTATGGAGTGTGAGGCTATCGTGATCCAGGGGCTACACAAACGGACATTGGAACAAGATGAGGTATCCCAAAAGTTGCAACTAGCGCAAATTGGGGTATGTGATATTTATTTGAGTGAGAGAGAAAGTTTATCGAGACGTAATAAACCATAGTAAACTTAGGTAAGGTTGATCAATAATAATCTTCACACAAAAAACACACAACAAATAAATCCTATCTGATAGAATGTTGATGGAGGGTATTAGTGGTTAGTTACAAATGCTATACGGCAGACTCTGGGAAAGAGTTCAACGGGAATATTATCAGTATAAAAAACGAAGACGGGAAATATGATATGTGCTCGGGCTTCTTTACTGTGATTCCAATCTCACCGTTGAGTCACAGGAAGAAGTATAAAACGAAGACATGTTACAGGTTAGAGAGGCTGGATGATTCTGTTATATTCACGCTCTTTGATGACTGGGGTAATGCTAACGTTTTCTCGGTAACGACTGACGACCCCGCTCTTGAACGGGTATACGATTATCTTGAATCTGAACAAATACCACTGGTAAATGGAGGGTAAATGTGGATTTAGAAATAGTTCCATCTGAACGGCAAAAAGACCAAGTTGCCGAGATTAAGAGCAAAAACGATGAAATCATGCTCCGTGCAATCGAAACGGGCAACGTTGACGCGCTTGAAAAGCTGATTGATCTTCGGGCTAAAGAGGAAGCGCGGCAGGCACAGCTTACATTCGAGGAAGAATTTGCCAATATGCAAGCTTCTTTTACGCCGATCAAGCGGACAAAGAAGAATAAGGGCACCTCTTCCAATTATGCCCCGCTTGATGAGCTTCAGAAGCATTTTGGACCTACCATTTCGAAACACGGGTTTAGCTACCGATGGGATGAAGAAAACTACGAAGGTGGGAAGAAAACCACTATGTTCATCTCCGGCTATGGCCACACAAAGGAAAACAGCTTTTTTGTGCCGCAACTTGAGGGGACTCGTGCTATGAATTCCGTCCAGGTCGCTGCGTCTATGTCTACCTATGGCCAACGCTATACGTTCGTCGCTGGATTTGGTATTACCATCGAGGGTGAGGATACCGACGCATCGACTGGTCCGGCCACCAACGGCAAAGACCCACACGAAGAATGGCGGCGTGAAAAACTTGAGGCAATTCGCAATCTGCAAATTGATGACGGATATAGAGAAAGCCTTGAGAGACGCGTCGAGCAGGTGAAGACAAAGGCCGACGCCGATAAGCTGTCGGCTGAGATTAAGGACGCACAGAGTGGAGTATAAAGTAGAACAGCGAAGCGACGAATGGTTCAAGCTCCGCATCGGCAAGATAACCTGTTCTAACTTCGGTATCCTCATGCCAACGCCCAGGCAAAAAACCGAGTGGAACGACACACAGTTGAAGATACTTCGAGAGATCGCAGCAGAGATTATCACGCAGGAGCGCGAGGAGTCATATACATCTTCTGCTATGCAATGGGGCATCGATCAAGAGGATAACGCAAGGTATCTGTTCCAGGCGCAAGAGTTCGAGACTGTGCGGACGTGCGGGTTCTTCGAGCTTTCGGAGTACGTTGGTGGGTCTCCTGATGGCATTATCGTCAGAGACGGAGAAGATTGGGGTAATTTGGAAACAAAATGCCCCACCAGCAAACAGCATTTGCTTTACGAGCTAGATAAGGACGAACTGTTCAAGGCATATAAGTATCAGGTTCTTGGTCAATGCCTTGTAACCGAGCTTCTTCCGTATGCGCTTTGTTCCTACGACCCGAGATTCCCAGACAGTAGGCAACTTATTATTATTCGCGGCGTTGCCACAGACGAAGACTTGAAACCATTGCGAGATAGGCTCGATTCAGCCATCGCGCTAATAAGGAGTTGGATATGAAGTTTGAGATTGACATTGAAGATTATTTGTCACACGAAGAAATTAAGGATTTGTGCGTTGAGTATGTACGTAAGACGTTAAGCGGTGATGGCAACGAACATCACAAGGAGCGCGTTTTGTCAAACATGGCATACAATTCAGCATTTGCCATAATGGATGAAGCCATTGATAAGAAAGACTTGCAGGAGATTCGCAACAAGGTTAAAGATATATTGCATGATCCAAGTTCTTATTCAATATTCCGAAAGAAGGACGCATGGTGGTCTGAGGATTCCGCCGCCTATCTTGAAGTAAAGAAAGCCATTTCAAAACACAAGCATGTCATAGATGGTCTAGTTCTGAAAGCGATAAATGAGCGTGACTATCAGAAAGACGTTTCCGATCCTGACTATCTAGTTGGCGCAATAATGGAGATTTTTAAGCTCGGCATAGAATGTAACAAATGACCATCACCATCAAAGGAGTTGGATATGATAGCATTTAAGATAATGTTGACAGCGCTTTTACCAGCACTTGTCGGGTTGTTGTTAGTCGTTAATGGCGGTAAATACGAGGATGCACCTGTAAGGAATGCGATTATTGTTATCGTTACCTTTATGGCGCTTGGAGTTGCCATCTTTGCGGCTCTAGTTTCTATCTGGACATATTAGGAGTTGGGTATGGATGAATATGAGGAATTGTCATGTACACAGGAATCCACAACGCACATCCACAAACATAAAGATTTTCCACTTGGTTTTGTTATTGGTTTCTTGGCCGGGTCGCTTTTTAGCATTGGGATACTTCTGGCCATCGTGGTTCAATCACTTTGACCATCACCATCATAGAAGACGTCTAACGTGAAAAAATTAGACATCATAGTCAAAATACCTAGCAATCGCGGAATCAGGATCCCTGACAAGTTTCAGCAAACGTTCCGCGACATCTTGGATTACTGCGAAAAGAAGCGTAACGGGTATCTACGGGTGCAAGTCTCGCCGCCATACGTTAGGCGATCAAGGGGTCAGCAGGGCCTTGTTCACGACTGGTTCCAGGACATAGCCGTGTTTACAGGGAACGACTTGGGACATGTAAAGATGGCGATGAAAATAATGGCGATGGATGAGGGATGGCCACCAATGCGCCACGCTGACGGATCGCCTGTAATAGATATACTCACGGGGAAACCAAAGCCAATGTCTGAGGGTGAAGCAAGTATAGAGGAGGAGCAGATACTTCTTCGGGTGACGGAAAGGTTTGCGGCTGAATATGGTATAGAACTGAGAAAGGGGCAGCGTAGATGAGCAAAAAAAAGACTGTAACAGACAGGGCCATGCAAGTGTGGTGGAGGAGGGCCATACTAGCCAGCCACAACAACACATGCGCCGTGTGTGGCCGCGTCCGTAGTTCATCGGACATGGAGTGCCACCACCTGATAAAGAGGCGCTATCGCATTCTTAGACATGACTACAGGAACGGCGTCCCCGTGTGCGTTGGCGACTGTCATAGAAAGGCGGATAACAACTCGGGTTGGTTGATATCAAAGCATCAGTACCGCGAGCATCTAACAGACATCACAAGCAACTACACAACCATAAAAGACTTTCTTATTGATCGCGGTATGACGCTTGCCGAGCATGATGCTCAGATGCTTGAGGAGTTGAAAGAGGTTGCTGGGCGGTTTGATAACGTCTAAAAATATCAACCATAAGTTGATTTGCGTATATAAATATAAACGTTAAGGGTGGTAATATGAAACTAATATCATTTGAAACCAAACCGACAGTTTTCGGCATTAAATCCCCTACGGTCTGGATTGAAACCGAAAAGGGAGGAATCGCTCCGCTGTGCTATTTGAGGAAACCAAAATGGGTAAGCAACAAATACTTCGATGAGTTTATTAATTCGCTTAATATTAGTGTAACAGACAAATTCTTGCGAATGTCGTCTGGATGTGGAGAGGAGGAATCATGAGCGATAAAATCTACGTCGGTTCGGCCAAGATTGTACCGACCAAGTACGGCGACATAACCAAGGTGACTATCAACCTCGGTAAGCTGAAATCTGCTGCTGAGGCTGGCAATTCATTCGAGTACGACGGCGAGGAGTATATCAAACTCGATGTCGTCAGCCGCAGAGAGCCTAGTCACGGGAAGACCCATTCGGTATCCGTTGATACATGGAGACCGGAGCAGGGCAGTGGCGACCAGAAAAACGAGTCGTGGCCAGCAGACAGAAACGATCCGGCTAGTCCGCAGTTTGAAGACGACGTGCCGTTTTGATCCTTGCCCATCTCCGCATATTGTGGTAGTATAACTATGCCCTTTAGCGGGGGCTTGCACAGTTAGGGACGGGCTTCGAGACTTCTTTGTTCTCCCTGCCCGATTTGGCATTCCGTTCCGGCCTTGTCGGGGCGCTACGGGGAGTACAAAGGAGTTTTTTATGTCTATTAAGCCGATACTTTTCAACACCGAGATGGTGCGTGCGATTCTGGATGGGCGGAAGACGCAGACACGGCGGGTGGTGAGTCCTCAGCCAGAGTGGGTATTTGCATACGGCGAACCAGAGAAGCCTGACGAAACGGCACCTTGTGAGTTCACGTGGTGGGTTCCTCAACCAAGTGGAGAAGATGGTTCTGACGTGGACTGGAGCGGGCAGACTATCAAGGCTCCAATGAAGCCCGGCGACCGCCTGTATGTCCGGGAGACGTTTTCCGTTGTTTCTCTATATCGCGAATGGGGCGGCCACTATCCCACTACTGTCCATTATAAAGCGGACAACCTCACGGTAGAACATGATTTGACTTGCGACGAACACGTCGACCAGGCTGAGAGGTTCCTTGATGGATCTAGATCGTTTCCTTCAATCCACATGCCCAGGTGGGCCGCCCGCCTGTTCCTGGAAATTACAGCCGTACGGGTTGAGCGATTGCAAGATATCAAGCCTCATGAATGCATCGCAGAAGGAATCGCACCGGCATCTTTAATAGGATACGACTTTGAGGTCGAGGATAACAAATGGGCTGAGTGGATTTCACTTTGGAACTCGGTGTCTAGGCCAGGGGAACAGTGGGACGACAATCCGTGGGTATGGGTTTACGAGTTCAAGCGAATAGATGGTCTTTGCTAATGGCTAAAGACCCAGCAGTCCTATTCTATACCTCAGACTTTCTTGTCGGGACAGCCCTAATGGATGACGCAGAGATTGGAAGGTATATTAAAATCCTGTGCCTCCAGCACCAGAAAGGGCGTCTGACAGAAAAACAATTTTTCGGCATAGCAAGAAAAGAAGACGTTGACCTGATAGAAAAGTTTTTGATTGATGACTGTGGTTTTTATTACAACGAGCGCATGGAAATTGAAGCGGAAAAGAGGCGCAAGTTTACTGAAAGCCGCAGAAATTCCCGCCTTAAATCAGATGAGGATAAGGTGCGGGTATATCTAATGAAAGATAGGGACACTGGATATATAAAGATTGGTAGTTCTGTAAATCCATTGCGCCGCCTCGCTGAGATGAGAAACCAATCTAAACCAGCTAAAACGGTTGGGAATAGAGACTATTATCTTCTCTATGTTACATGCATAGTAAAGAGGTCTGTAGAGTCAGAGCTTCACAAAAAGTTCTCGTCTAAAAGGATAAAGGGTGAGTGGTTTGATCTTTCTGATGGCGACATTGAGTACGTTATTAGAACGTACGTTAATACAGACGATAGAACATACGAAGTAACGTACGTTGAGCGTACGGAAAATGAAAATGAAATTATAAATGAAGATATAAATTCAAATGCAAATTCGGAAAAAACGAATAAGCCGAAAAAACACAAACACGGCGAATACAAACATGTTCTACTTACCGAAGCCGAATATCAGCGCCTTCTTTCCGAATGGGGAAAAGAGAAGTTGTCCTCAATGATATCCAAGCTCGATGAAGGGATTCAGTTAAAGGGCTACAAATATAAGGACCACAACCTAGCACTTCGGAAATGGGAGAAAAAAGAACCACAAGAAAAGCCCAAATACATCCCAGTAGCCGAGCGCCTAGATAAAATCATGCCGATTGGAGGATGGAAAGATGACCCTAAGTGACCTTGCCGGAAACCTGGAGAGGAAATACCCGAAACAAGCTGAGCAGGGCTTTATCGAGGATATAACCGCTATTATGGCAGGTCAGCCTGACGCGGCTATCACCGCAGCATTCGACGCCTATCGCACAGAGTGGAACGGCTTCGGGTGTCCGTCGTCAGGGTGGTTTTCAAAGAAGCTGGAAGAGTTGGGATACAAGACGAGCCGGGCCGCCCGTGATCACTCAACCGTTTTCCAAGGTGCTTGGCTCTGTGTCGACTGCGGAGCGGCATATTCGCTCAGTTCCTTTGCTTGCCCTCGGTGCGGATCCAGAAACACGAAGGGAGTCACTGATGCAGCCGGAACCGCAATGATCGATGTTCAAGAAGACTGCTGGCAGTGTGCAACGAAGGAACGTGGCACACGGGTCTATGGCCCTGATTGCGACAAGTTCGGAAGGGGCGAAATGTCATACGAGTATTGCGACGATTGCGTATGCCGCCAGTGTTGCTTATTTGCGAACCGCGTAAGGACGAGACCGGATAGCCTCAAAAAGATGCAGGGCGATGTAAAGAATCTTATGCCTTGGATGGGAGGGCCTAAAAATGGCTAAATTTTATATGTTAACGGAAGAACAACTGAAAGAATCGCCGAAGTGTTGCTATGGGTTCTTTGATAAGGATCTTGGTGAAATGGTTCAATGCGGAAAGCCTGCTCGCTACTCACTTGGGCCCAATTGTAAGCATCCGCTGTGCGAAGAGCACGGTAGATTCGTCGGATCTTTGAATACAAAGGGAATGGACGGTAAAACATGGAAGGAGTTTGATAATGGTCGTTGAATTAATTTGTGGAGATCTTGAGGTTGTTGACGAGGGTTCGTTTAAGCGCGTTACAGCTCATGCAGTAAGGGATGAGGATTTGAGAATAGACAACAGGCAGCAGAATAATATAGCGCAGATATTAATGCGCGCCGGGAAGAGGGAAGTTATCGAAGCTCTCAAGAGTACCGATTTTTCTCCTGGCGATATAGTTGACTTTGACCCAATGTGGGCATGAACACACACAAACAACAAGATAACAACACACAATCTACACACAACGACGAGCGATAAACTGCTAGGATTCTGATACACGGAGGGTAAATGGACATTTTCGAACTAGACCAAATCGTAACAACGCTTGAGGTACATGATTGTCCCCTGTGGGTATCTGACTACATCGCCATGATGAATCGCCGTAGGCGAGATTGGGACAGAATAAAGGAGATGGCATGATTGGGTTGCGGATAATCGGGTGGTTTTTCTTCGCCATTCTAATCGTCCTCCTTGTTTGGGGTGAAAACTACAAAGCGATGTCAAAGCGTGACGATGACTGCGATAGTTGACACAGACGAACGGGACGCCCTCGACTGGATCGAAAGCAAGGAAGGTCTGGAAGCGATAGCCGAGTGCAACGGTAGTCGGGCACGCGAAATAGTGGCCGCTTTCAAGGCTGGAATGGAGAAGGAGAGAGGAAGGCAATGACTGAGGAAGACAGGGCCAGAGAGGTCTTTGAACAGTTTGACGGAAAGAGTTTTTTTGCAAAGGATAAACATGGGAATTATACAGCATTCAATGTGCACAATCTGTGGGTAGGCTTCAAGGATTGGTACATAAGAAAGGATCACAAAATCTCCGCCCTGAAAGCCAAGCATGAAGCGGAGATGCGGGATGCGATGGAGATAATTAGGAAGTTATATGCCTATGCGGATGAGGGGATAGAATCACAATTTATGCTTACAAACGCAGAGTGTTTTCTGTCCGCCCACAAGCAAGAAGAACCGGAGTACTGCGAGTGGACGAAAACGGAATGGAGTGACAGCTATTCAATAGGGTGTAGTGATACTCAAATTCTTTACAACCCACAAGCGTTTAGGGCATGTCCAGAATGCGGCAAGCCGATCCGCATCAAGGCGGATGAGGGGGAGTGATGTACAATATGTGTCCGTATTGCAGAAAGCGTGTAAGGGATATGCCATCACATCTTGAACACAACAAAAAGTGCGGTGATCGACACGCAAAAAAATTATACAACGAGTTTATTTCTGTTTGCAGAATAAATACTCGACGCCTAACCAACTCAAAGGAGGATTGAGGGATGACTGAATTGACTTTAGAACTACTCGACCGATGGCAAGCCGAATCAGGCGAAACGATAGCCGAGGGTAATCACGACGTTACGTTTGATGATTTCCGCGCGATCGTTCGGTGCTTCCCCGGCGGCGTTTTTGTCCCAGATGGTCATGCCGAAATGAACAATGGCAATTTCAGCCATATCGATACGGTTTTTATTGACCCATCAAAAATAGACGCATCTGGGGTTGATGGGGAGCGTACATGGATAGTTGGTCCCGACGAATTGACCATCGAGAAGAGCGGAATGATCCGGGTTTGGTATGACTGATAAGAACCGCATCGCCGCCCTCGAACAGGAGAACCGGGAACTGCGAGGTATGTTGGGCGAGTCTCAGGACATCATAAAATCGCTGACATCTGGAATGCTCAAGCCGTTGGGCGTATCTGAGATAACGAAGTGGGGGAGGGATTTGATTGAACGGATTAACGCCAAGATCCAACCCCAAAACGTCAGCACAACCGAAGAGGAACCGGATAATATTCCGGAGTGCGAAATAGAGGCCCCCGGATCAGAGCTCGTTCGGTGTTTATATCCTGATTGTGGTGCTGGGGATATGACCGAGGAAGAATTTTATGAACACTGGGAAAACGAACATGCTATCGATGAACCGGAACCCATTTTTAGCGCCATGGGGATGGATGAGCCCGAGTTTCCGTCTGTCGAAAAAGAAGAACAGGATAGGTGCCCGGAATGCCGCTGGGGTCCATACAGTGTTGGCAATGCGGCAAAAGAGCCATGTAGCAACGAATGGCACGACAAGCCGAAAGGCGATGAGGTAGAGGGGTGAATACCATCGAAATGGATGGGGCAAAGATAGAGTGTGTTTCCTGGCCGCAAAACGCTTACGGAGAGGGTCGATCTCTCCCCAGTCACGCGGTTGATGAGCTTTATTTCTCAGCGGCATATCACGGTGATCGTTATGAGTTCTGGATCGTTGCAGTACAGGACGGCCAAAAGACGTTGCACAATCCGAAATATGTTGAATCAATAGTGTTTGCCAAGGAGGACTCCACCAATGACGATGCGTGAGAAAATCTATCATTTACTGCTCGAGTCCGCTTCCTTTGTCAGCAACTACGACAGAGAGAGCGACGGAGAACCGATCATGTACATCGCCGATTTCGTCGACAGGCTAAACTCCGCCGCCGAAGCCCTCCAATCATCCGAGGAACCGGCGGAACATACTGTTGATGATTTAGTATCCTTGAAAACAGCTATGACGAAACTCGGGGTCGCAAACGAACACGAATCAAACGAATGGACTCATGGGATGTTTTTATCGGGAGTTAGGCGTGTTTTAAGGCGAATCAGAGATGGATTATACGACGATTTCGGACGCCACCAGTTCCCGAGTGATGAGGAGATTGAGGCGGCAATGGATAAGTGGTGGATAGAACCAAAGGAACATGGAAGATCACCGGAAACGGCGTGGAAAGCCTGCGCCCACTGGCTCCGAGAACGCATGACCGGGAGGAAGGTATCATGAGCGCAGTCGAAAGAGTGAAGAGAGCCATGCTTGACAATAAAGAAAACAATTTCAACGTCTCTTGGCCTTCTCTAATGGCCAAGCAGGTCAACATTTCCCCGTCATACGCTTGCTCGATAATGCGCAAACTGATGAGTGAAGGCTTTTGTCGCCAGCGATATTGCCACGGCCCTTATGAAGTTATTTAGTGACCTGGAGGAAAGATAATGGATGAGTTGAATCCGGCCGACAAACTACCGGCAGATGTCGCAAAAGAACAGCTCAAGAAAATCTTAGGGCACAACTATCACAGGTATATTGAATATCGCCTAGCCGGAGATTTTGCTTGTGACCTCATGAAAGCCTGGAACGCCCGCTCCACCCCAACGGACGACCAATGGAGAGAGCCGGATGATGGCACGCCGGACAATGCTGCTGTGTGGGTGTGTGCTGGTCGTAATTATTGGGTGCTTGGTGAATATGCTATTTACCGTGGGCTCACAAACACAATCATTCTCGCCAAAGAAAACCAAGGACAGCCTCCAGATAACTGGGAGCCGGAAAAGCCAAAAGACCGCGAATAACAACGGATAACAGGCTATAAAGCCAATATATCGGGGGTAACATGAACAACTTTAAGAACCGAATGCGCTTTTTGTGGTGGATGATCACGGCCGAAAATTGGGAGGACAGATTTACGTTTTTCGCGTTTCTGGTTGGGCCGTCTGAAGACCTTGCGCCGATGGTGGAAGCTGAGGTAAAATGTAGGGAGTTAAATCATGGATAGGCAAGAAATAATCGACCTTATAGACGACAAGATTAATTATGCGCTTGAGTCTCGCGGGATTGTCGCAAAAGATAGTGAGCCCGAGAAGAAACCCGAGCCAATCAAGCCAGAGGTTGGGATGGTTGGGTGGTTTAGCGACTATATTGGTATCGGAACTGAGCACGGAACATTGGTCGCTGTTCATGATAAAGGATCTACGTATAGATACATTTCGGCCAATGATCGCTATGAGTGTTTCACCCCAGACGACCCCCAACCAGAACCCAAGATAGGCGACTTCGGGAAGTTTTGGGATTATGACGAATTTGATTGCGTTTATGGGTATTTGGGAGGAATGGGCTCGAATAGATATCAGAGAGAAGGTTGGGAAGCGTGGCTCAACTTCCGCCCCTGCCTCCCACCCGCCCACATAGATATAGAGGAGAGGTAATATGGAAAATGATGCAGTCGCTATATGTCTATTGTTAGAATCTTTGCGTGTGATTGACGAGTCTTATAGCGTGTGGGCCGGTAAAAGGTATTCAGACGAACACATACTGGACTTAGGAGGTTTGCCGGTCAGGATATATAAGTACCTCAAGTCACTTGGGATAACCGTTGATCGCGATCTAAAACCAATTAGGCCATAGGGAAGAGTGATGTGGATAGTAGTAAGAGGCCGTGTCCCAACTGTGGACGCAGAGGGTTGCACTATGCTAACCATCCAAGCGCGTTCGGATATAAAAATTATTCTGTTGTAGTTTGCCGATTCTGCCATGAGAGATTTAGCTCAAGGTGTGTTTCGCCATTCCTGACGGCTGTGGAGATGAAGAATGCTTTGGAGGACAAGCAATGAAACACTTCCAGCCCACACTTGCGTCAATGACGATGTGCTGGCTTGGCTGTTTTATTCCATTATGAGTGGTGGTGAACTGACGAAGGAGACGAATATGAATAGGTGGTTTTGGAACTTGCGTTTGGCGTTTTGGGCTATGTGGTTTTATCGGTGGCATCCCAAGCGGGCGACAAAATTTGCATTCCAGGACGCGTGGGACGAATTCTTTGAAGAGGACTTCGCGCCGAAAGATGCGATGGTTGAAGATATGTCATACGCATAATTTTTGGTGTATAGATAATGAACAAGCAAACGTATGACGGAAATTTTCTTGTAAAGTCAAAACCGTTCTTTGTGCATGTTATCAACGGTATCGCAATTGTTGAGGTTGACACCGTTTTATGGTGCTTTCCTGATTTTGTTGAAACGAACGAATTTCAGATAAACCAATTTGTTGATGCGGCTGGAAAAACAATACGCGGCATGGATTCAAGTAATTTTATAGACTTATGTATGCATTATTGGCTTAGAGGAACAGGCGACGAGGCTGAAACTGGGCGCGAGCTTATGAATCATTTTCTAAGAGCGGCATTGGGTAATATTGGGGGTACAGATGCCACCGAATAACCCAGACACCATAACACCATACCGCAGGAGATAGAATGACAAGCGAACTGAAACAGCACGATCCAGACAAAAACTTGAAATTCACTCCTTTCCAGTGGCTTGCGCTTGGGATAATCAAGAGCGCCAAGGACGACCTTAGGACGCCGGATGCCGGAAAGCCATATGATACAGCAAAGAAATTTTTTTGTAGTCAGTGGTATGAATTCCTCGAATCCGGCGTTACAATAGACATCGGCGATGGTTTCTCCGTGGACGACATCATAGAGTCTGTGCGGGATGAGCTTGATGCCAGAACCGAAGAGAGCGAGTTTGCATTTAGGTCATCTGATGCCTGAAGCAACCATGTGCAAGATTGTCGCAAACGCGCACATTGGCACAAATACATGTACAAGGTGGTAACATGAAAGAAAGCGTTAAGGCCGAATATGACAAGTTGGCCCAGAAGCTAAACGATCAGCGCGCACTTCATGAAAAACTACAAGAGTTCTTCGACAAACACGGACATATTCCAGATGAATACATCGGGGCATGGAATAAATATCAACAAAATACAAAGCCGTGGTGGGAACAGTCGCGAGTCGTGAAGCGACTCAGAAAAACGGCCAAGCTTATGGCCGCAAATACCAAGAGAACCAAAGAGAAAAGGGCTAAAATGGCCGACAAAGCCGCAAAGAAGGTTGTTGATAAGGCTAAGCGAAGAGGGCAGAAAGTGTGAAAATAGAATTAAACATTCCAAAATACACAGATAGAGAGCTAGAAGAAGCGGCCCTCATGCGTTACTGCCGGGACATATCAAGCCCTACGAATTTCCCGTTCTGGTACAATCCGATGAAGGACCATGTTCCAACCCCCAAGTCTGAATATTGGCACCTTTCTTTCGAGGAATTCACCGAGATGCTGAAATGGGCATATGGGGATAGCCCAAAATGGGAAATGCCAAGGTCGCTTAATGTCGCAGACTGGGTCAATCATAACGTGGGGTTCCCGTTTTTTCTTAAGACAGGGACGTTTTCTGGAAAGCACGACTGGCGTGATACGTGCTTTGTGAGGTCGGCCGAGTATATTACCTGGCATATCCGTCACCTCTACTACATGTCCGAATGCATGAACGCGCCAGCCACGCCAACGATCGTCGCCCGGGAGTTTCTTGAGTGTGATTATTGGTTCACTGCGTTTGGAGGAACCCCAATAACAACAGAGGTTCGCTTGTTCTCGAAAGAGGGTGGCCAGGTTGATTCTTGGCAACATTATTGGAGCGACGAAGCCCTTGAGGGAAGGCTAGCCGACGCTGACTGGGCAGTGCTCAGAGATATGCAGGAGAAGGCAAAGGCCGCTATACCCAAACTCATTGCTGACACGGAGAACGCCTTGAGAAAGAGCGGGTTATCGTATATGGAGTGGAGCGTAGATTGGTTACTCGGGTCAAATGGCAATTGGTATATGATAGACATGGCCGAAAGGCAAACGTCTTACGTTTCCACAGACATAATTAGAATAAAAAACAAATGAAGAAATGGATATTCCCGGTATCACTCATTGTTCTAGGCTCATTTCTTGAAATCTACTATTACGCTTACCGCTTTGCTAGGGATGGAATAACACCATGGCTCGCCATAACTATAGGGTGCGCGCTGACATTACTCCTTGCGCTTGCGGTTGTTCAGAGAAATAACCTGTGGGCGTGGCTTATCATTGTTCCGCTTGCCGCATATTCAATTATGGCGACATCCGCTGGTCAATCATTTTCTCTTGGCGCAGTCCTGGAAGAGCAAGCTGAAAAATCGGCTATCCAGCTCAACGCCCAGGACGCCATAGAAGAATATCGGGCGAACATCCGGCGACTGGATAGGGAAGAGGCGCAACTACTTGAATCAACCGAAGGTCTAACATTGAGAGATAGGGCCAATTTCAGGACATACGGCATCGCTCCGATAGAGGAACGGAAAGCCGCAATAGCCGATGAGCGCAGAATGTGGCAGAAAAAAATAGACGATGAGCGAGCTAGGCTCACAACACACGTTAGAGTAGGAGAGAAAACGACGAATATCTATGACTTCTATCATGATCTCTTTGGCCTAGATGCCTCATGGCTTCAATTCATACTACAGACCATACTATCGGCGTTTATAGCTGTAATGGCCCCTGTTGGTATTATGACGCTGCCGAAGACAACCAAGAAGCGGAAGCCAAAGAACAACCGCCAAGAGAAGAAAAGTATTGATTGGTCCCCTTACGTTGCACAGTGGGTCCGTATTAATTGGGTTGGCAAGCGCAACGGCAACTCGAATAACATCCTAGAAGACGAGACATATAGGACATATTGCCAGAAGCAGCGCATAAACTCGCCACCGAAAATAGCAAAGGCCATAACCCAAGCGGCAGAGCGGGCCGGTGTTATTGACAACAGAAAGATTGTTGTCGGCAATGAAGAACAGGCAAAGGCCCGGATAATGCAATATCTTACCTAATGCATGTACTGTGATTCCTTGCTCATATTATTATTTAAGGCTATCATAAGGTCGTGACAACCAAGCAAGAACTGTTTATAGATAACTATGTAGCCAACGGCTTTAACGCTACTCAGGCAGCAAAGGACGCAGGATACTCTCTTAAAACAGCGTATTCGATAGGACAGAACCTGTTGAAGAACGTTGAAATATCAAAGGCCATTAACAGTAAGATAAGGGAAATTCTTTCCGACGTAGACAAAGCCGCTTTCGATATAATCAAAGACCTAGACGAGATAAGGGAAGCCGACATCGGCGATTATGTGAATATTGAAGAAATCGTCGATCCCGAGACGGGGTCAAAGATTCAGCGGGCGGTATTTAAGCCAACGGAGAACCTTAATACAAAGGTAATTTCAGAGATTGCAGAAACCCAGAGCGGTGGGCTTAGAATCAAGATGTATGATCGGCTGAAGGCTACGGAGTTAAAGGGCCGGTATCTATCTATGTGGTCCGATACGCTAAACGTTGTTAGGGACAACGCTGGTAGTGCCGACCAATTGAGCCGAGAAGAACGCAAGAAGCGAATAATGGAACTATCTCGGAAAATGGATATCGAAAAAGATGCTGACTGACGCCGAAGAGGTTGAATTGCTTAATCTCTTAGAGCAAGCGGAAGCCGAGATGGTTAGCCCGTTAGTTGAAAACATGCGATCCGTCTCTATTGGTGGCAAATGCCCAGATAACATAATGATAAAGGGGGTTCGTGGCGGTAGGGGTGCCGGGGCTAAGTCTTGGGGCATGACGAGTCTCCTGGTACAGGAGTGCAATCAGACGCCTCATCGCGTAGCGTGTCTTAGGGAAATTCATAACTCATTAGAAGAATCTGTTTATGAGTTGGTACAGGCGACAGTGGACCGCCTAAAATATCCAGGATGGAAATTTACAAAGGAGTACATAGAGTCTCCATGCGGTTCTCACTGGATATTCCGCGGGCTAAAGGATCTACGGGCAAGTAGGAACATTAAGGGGCTTACTGGCTTTACGCGTTTCTTTGTGGAGGAAGCAGACCCAATATCTGCGGAATCCTGGGACTTTCTACTTCCTACCTTATTTCGAAACGATGGAGCACAGCTTATATTTTGTTACAACCAAGAGTCAGAAGCCGATCCGGTAACAACCAAAATATGGATACCATATCAGAATGATCCAGATGCCGTATTGCTTGAAGCTAGACCAGAGGGCTTAGATAACCCGTGGTGGAACGCAACGCTTCAAAAATTGTCTGACAAAATGAAGGAGACTGACCCCGATCTTTGGGAACATGTCTACGGCGGCAAGCCAAGGTCACAGGGGCACAATGCCGTCCTGTCCCGCGCATACGTTAGGAACGCAATGGATAGGGATCTTGGTGATTCCGACGGGGCTGTTGAGGTTGGTTGCGATCCAGCGGACAAGGGCGATGATAAAACCGAGATTTATATGCGCAAGGGATTTAAGGTAATAGATCATAAAGAGCTTCGTAAGATGGACGGAACTTATATAGCGAACGAGATATGGTCGATGATCAAGGGCGATCCTTCTATTGCCGTTAAGGTGGATGAAACCGGAATAGGGACATCAACGCGAGACAACCTCCGAAGGCTCGGGGCTAAGGTTGTGCCGATAAACTTTGGTAGCAACGCAAAGGATACCGACAGGTACCCGAACATAGTTTCAGAAATGTGGTTCGATTTCCAGGAAGTATTGCCTGAGATTGACATACCAGACGACATAGAACTCATGGCCGACCTGTCCGATAGGCTCTATGATTATGATTCTAAGGGGCGGCGCATTGTTGAGAAGAAAGCTAAGTTTAAGGACCGCCACGGGAGAAGCCCGGATAAGGGAGACGCACTCCTTCTTTGCTTCTATACTAAGGGCAACATACAAATGAGCGAAGATATAAGATCGGCCCTAGCTAACCGCTATAAGAACCGGAGGTAATATGGGAGTCTTTGATAAACTGATAAATAGGTCGTTTGAGAAGGCGTTACCAAAGGCGCTTAATTCGTTCGATTGGGATCAAGTCTTCTCGACCCAAAAAGAGAACAGCAAGATTTCCCATCTTGCCCCACGGCCAGCAACGCGTGATCTCTCCGAGCAATACACGATCAATTCCGATTTGACGCGTGGAATATGGCACAACACCATCCAGGGAATGAAGCTTGCCGGTTCGTTGGCATACACCCCGATAGCCGTTCCTATTGCCTTCATGGGACTCCCAATTCCAAAGACCAAATCAAATAACGAGGTAGAGGACAAGTATCTTGCAAGGATCGTCTCTGAGCACATTGATGAGCTTCGGCAAATTCATCTCCAATGCCACCGCGAGGGGACCATATGGGTATGGCCTTATTTCGACGCGCAACGCGGCAGGGTTGTGTGGGAACTTATACCGGACGAGACGGTTCCAACGATTATTAGGGATATTCAGGCCGGAGACCCAGTTGAGATAGTCACCGACGAAAACTTAACGGTCCAGGTTGGGACTGACCAACAGGAGACCATACGACGCAAGAGGACGTTCACTAAGCAGCGAATCACAATCGAATATACCGGCGCTAAAACGATTGACAAGTCGCTCATGTCTAAAACCTATCGAAATGTTCTTGGTATTCTACCTATCCCATTTGCCAACGATGCGGACGGCGATGAGGTACGCGGGCACTCTGACTATGAGAGGATATTAAGCGACCTTAAAGCCTACCATGACATTGAGTATTCGCTCTCTCTCCTTTTGGCGAAATACAGGCCGAAATTGGTTTTGACTGTCGAAGACGTTGACCAGTTCGTAAACAACAATCCGCAATACGGAACCAACCTCGCCGATCTCGATGTGTCGGCATCGGATCTCTTTCTGTTGATGAAGGACGAGAAGGCCGAAATTCTTTTCCCGCAAGGTGCTCATGAGTCGTATATAAGGCAGAAACAATATATTTTCCTTAAACTTGTAGAAGCCACCGGTGTCCCTGAGATAGCGTGGGGCGTGAAGACAGAGGGGAATCACGCATCGGCAGAGGAGCAAATGTCCGTACTTATCAAGAAGGTCGAGGATAAGCGGGCGCAGAAGAACGGGCCATATGCTCAACTGTTCTTTGCAACGCGACTTCTTGAGTCAATAGCCAACATATCGAGTACGCAACTTACACTTGACGACATGCAAGTCGACTGGAACATCTTGGAATCCGTCTCCGACTCGGTGCGTTCTGAAATATTTGAGCGGTTCAGCAAGGGCGTATCGTCGATGATGGATACCGCTGGACTTTCAATGGATCAGCTTTACAAGTTGTGGCAGATGAATTTCCCGCAGGCCACAAATGAGGATTTCGAGGCTTGGAAGGTTGGCCTCTCTCAAATGGCCGAGCATAAGAGGGCGTATAGCGCAAGTGTGCTTGATTTTGGTGAAATGGCAACCGGGAAGAACCCGATGGACGACGAATAATTTACTGTTGATTTAAGCGTCGCAACATGTTAAAATCAGCCCTGGAGGTGATACGTATAAGTGAAGCTAGTAACAGTCCAGTTTAACCACCACGGAAGACAAAACTTTAAGCTCTTGCTTGATGTTTTCGTTAAGTCTGTCCGCAAGAACATGCCCAACGTTAAGATAGTCCAAGAGTGTATAGATGCCCCCGAACGCGACACGTCACACGCTAGGAACCTTCTTAACAACTCTGTGAAGCTTGAGATATGGAACAGGCACATGCAGGAAGAAAATGAGAATGTGATATTCGCCGATTGCGACATTTTATGTAATGCCTCCGCGTGGTCTGCGTTCCAAACGGAGTTTGATGTTGCTTTGACATTCAAGCCTGTCAAATCTGGATTTCCCATGAACGGCGGCATTGTGTTTGCTCGCCCGACAGATGGGGCGCGTGAGTTCTTCGCTAAGTGGCTAGAGATCAACTCTAGGATGTACAACGATCCGAACTTTCATATTGACTGGAAGCAGAAATATGGCGGGATGAACCAAGCAGCGTTCGGATATATCTACGAAAAGAACGAATGTCCTGGTGTCAACATTGCGAGATTATCAACTAGAGACTATAATGCAGTGGAGTGTGACTGGGGACACATAACTGATGAGACGGCTTTCATTCATTACAAGTCCAAACTGAGGCACATGATTCTTTCCGGTCACAAGCCATACGGCGTTTATGCCGAAGCAATGAAGAGGTGGTATGAAGTTCGTAACAGCGGCGTTTGATTACCCTGGGAGGGATACGTATAAAAGATGCCTAGATGCTCTAGTTAATTCTATACGTGTCAATGCGCCGTATACGAGCTTTCATATCATCGACCTTGAGCCACCGGATGAGGTACCTGGTGTATTCCAGGGATGGATTAATAACCACATAAAGCTAGAGGCGTATTCGCAGGTCGCGATTGACGAACCGACTATCTTCGTTGATGCGGACACGGTTGTCTTACGCGACCCATCAGATTTGTTTGATGGTACGTTTGATATCGGCATAGGAGAGAGACCTACTGGGCACCGTGTTAAGTCTCGGTTCAATGGTGGGGTGGTATTGTTTGATGACACAGACAGGGCTAGGGAGTTCATGCGCCAATGGATTAGAACCGATAGTGAAATGCTCACCGATAGCGAGTTTCATAAGAAATGGCACAAAACATACAGGGGTCAAAATCAATCATCATTCGGATATCTGTACGAGGAGCGGCGCGAGATAGCGAGGATAAAAGAGTTTCCGACAGGGACCGTTAATGCCTGCGAGCAGGATTGGCCGCGCCTTGGGAAGATCAGGCCGTACATAGTGCATGTCAGAAAACAGCTACTAAGGGCGGCACAGAGCAATTGTCCCATTAGTAGAATGGGACGCAATCATAGAGAGGGTGCAAGACTTTGGAGAGAGTACGAGAAATGCGACCGGTAATAGCTTCAATGTGGACTGGTACGCCTAATAGGGAATGGAAATATGCCGAGCTTGCTAAGGTGTGGGAATATTCTGCGCATAAGGTGTTCGGTGATAGTGCTGAGATTGTCTGCAGGAACGCCGGTCGCCTTGACATGAGCGATAAGGTTCCAATCTTTAGCCGTGGCGACAGACGAATAGGGCCGTCAAAGACGTTGGCGTGGCGTGAGAAGATTAGGCGGTGGGATGAAATCGTTCAGTCTGTCCCCGTTGGCCGTCCAATCCTATTAACCGATATTGATGTAGCGTTCTATAACAATCCCTTTCCCAATGTGTTGTCAGAATGTGGCGGTGATTGGGATGTCGGGTTCTGCGCTCAGAGCACAGGGGCCGTCTATTTCTCTGGTTCCAAAGAAAGTCACGACTTTATGAGCCTGTGGCTTGGGGAGACCGAGAAGCTATCAAAGAACGCCAAGAGATATGAAGAATTAGACAAGAAGCACAAAGGGTTGGATCAGGCAAGTATCCAAATAGCAATCGCAAGAAATAGCAACGCAACCATAGAGCAACTTCCACTCAAGTATCACTCAACAATACACAATTATGACGAACTACCGGCATACTTGATGCATTACCACTCCCTAATGCGCGGAGTTATCTTCGGCCTGCGCGACATCAAGGATCTTCCGTCTCCGATGAGAAAATACGCTAAGGCATGGTTAAGGATGCAGAAACGTGCAAATTCCCAATAGCGACATCGAAAGGTTTAAGAAGCGGTGTGGTTATACTCCGAACATTGATAATCCGAAATCGCATAGTGAGCTGTTGCTTGTAAAGAAGTGGACCGATAGGAATGAAACCTTACGGGTTACAGCCGACAAGGTACAGTGCCGTGGTTATCTGATTAACAACGGCCTTTCTGATATTCTGCAACCCGCCATATATATCGGGACCGAGATTGACGACGCACTCATGAATTCAGTCCAGCCATGCGTTGTAAAAGCTAATAATGGGAGCGGTCGGAACGTCTTTATTTTGTCCGAGTATGACAAGGTTACGGTGGCTGGACTCCGAAAACAGTGGGAGAAACCTTACGGACAGGAAAAGGGCGAATGGTGTTATAGTGATATGGAACTAGCCTATATCGTAGAGCCTCTTCTGTGGGGGCTTGATGAGCCGCACATCCTCTATCGCTGGCTTTGCTTTGGTGGTGTCCCATGTGTTGTCGAGGCCCATGAGTACGCGCTGAGAAAGCACAGCGGCGGAAGGGTGAAGCCAGTCACGCTAACGCATACGGCCTACATGATTGCAAATGATCATTGGGTCAAAATGGATGTCAAATACGACGGCAGGGAGACGAAAAAGACGCCAAGGCCGGACAAGTATAGCCGGATGAAGAGTGTGGCGACGCAATTGTCAAAGCCGTTTGACTTCGTGCGTGTTGATCTATTAGAGCATCGCGGAATGGTCCGTTTTTCAGAGCTGACCCACTATCCGCGCTCCGGGATGTATAGGTTTGATCCAAGAAGTTACGATTACGAATTGGGTAAGCTATGGCCGTAGTCGTTGTCCTTGGGATGCATAAGAGCGGAACAACGCTTGTAGCTAAGACTCTACACGAGGCCGGAATTAATATGGGTGTCTCTGCTGGTGGGGATTATCCGCGATTCAAATATGAAGACCCGCGAGTATTGAAAATCAAGAGCGACATTCTTTTCGGCGGGAAGATTGTTCCGTCTTATACATTGCCAACCTCATACGCTGATTGTTCGGACCAAGTAAGGGAATATGTCAAGCAACGTAATTCAGAGAATGGTGATTCTTGGGGGTTCAAGGTTCCAGGAGTTACGCTGTGCTATAGCCGATTTAAGCAGTTCCTACCGAAAGACCATATCGCAATCGGCGTCAAAAGGGATCTTGATGGTGTATTGGCTCACTACGATAGACGAAGGAACAGAATAGACACAGAAATAATAGAGCGGGCATATATGGTCTATAATGGCTATTTGGCGTTCTACGGGGTTCCAATTATTAGGTTTGAGGATATACTAGAGAAAGGTCCGGTTGTGATTGAGCTCGTTACAGGGCTTAGAAGTCTACCAGATGTGAGGCGGTAATGGGATCAAGAAGTCGCGCAATATCAAGCCATTTCAAGGAAAACCAGAAACTAGTAGGCGTAGAGGTAGGCGTACGCTACGGCAAGAACGCTGAGGCTTTGCTTGGCCGTCTCCCGAACCTCACGCTCTGTTTAGTCGATAGGTGGGAGAAGCCAGTCCGGGGTGACAGCTATTACAACTCAGGAGATGGGATCGCCGATAGACCGAACGGCCACTTTCGTAAGTGCTATAATGAAATGCTTCACAGGACAAAGCGCTACGCTAACCGTGTTCACGTCAGACGCCAGGATTCATTATCTGCCGCAGCCGATTTTTTGAAGCGCGGTATGGCGTTTGATTTCATATTTATCGACGCGGATCACAGCTATGAAGGGGTGAAGCGAGATATTCAAGCGTGGTGGCTACTTGTGAAGGATGGTGGATATCTTTGCGGGCACGATTACAACCACCCCAGAATCGGAGAGGTTAAACGCGCAGTTGATGAGGTGTTTGATAGCGTTGAACTCATGGAAGATATGACGTGGTTTGTAAAGAAGAATGACAAAGGCTGAATACAACCGCTTATATTCACAATCCCGCAAGAACTGGCCGACGCTTACGTCAGCAACAATGCGCAACCTTCGATCAACGTACATAGAGGCATCGAAACAGGCCGGGGCAATTGTGCGAGAATCGACAAGGGCAGGTCTAGCGTCTGTCACGAGCGGACAATACATGCAACTACAGGCGCAACTTGAGCGGGCCGTTAGGCGTTTGAACGATGCGATAGACGCCGGGGTTAAATCGACGGTGAATGCTGGATGGTCGGCATATGCGAGGATCGAAACTGAATATGTGGTTGAGTCGGCAATCAAAGCGAACGTTCTTTCTGCTATCGGCGGTGCTACACGGATCAGAAACTTCTACACCGGCCTAAGCGATACCGTTATCACCAACATGGTATCGAGGATTTACCAGGACGGTTACATGTATTCTGGCCGGGTTTGGCGCGCCGCCTCAGACTACCAAACGCAGATTAACCGTGTGCTTTCCACGGGGATATCTTTAAACCGTGACGTTATTGAAATAGCGCGAGACATTGAGCAGTACACAAGATACGGTAAAGATTCTTTAATGCAGAGATATGGCGAGCTTGAACACGGGACTAAACGGTTCACGCGTCGCATTCGGAGGCGCGTTGATTATCGGGCGCTCCGGCTTGTGCGCTCAGAACTCGCCGCAAGCCTCCAGGACGCCGCTTTGATAGCTGGGCAGAATAACCCGGCGTCAAATGGTCTTTATGAGTGGATTAGGGTTAACGTCCAGGAGTGGGGGTGCGATTGCCCAGACAATGCGGCGAATAGTCCTTACACGCTTGAGAATGTTCCAGACTATCCTCACGCCAACTGCCATCCTGCCGGAACTAATGTTTTAACAAACAGTGGATATATTAGTATAGAGAGCATAGTTCCTGGTGATTTGGTCGTTTCTGCAGACGGGAACATGAAGCCAATTACCCACGCATGGAAACAGGTATATAGCGGAGATGTTGTTGAGATAAAGACAGAAGACGGGGTAATTGTGGCAACGCCTGAGCATCCTCTACGGTCTAGCGACGACTGGGTCCTCGCGCATACGCTTGAGCCTGGAGATAACCTCAGATGCGTACGCCCCAACGTCGAAACCTTCCCTTCTATCGAACCTAAACCTAACAACAGTCCATCCAAGACCTTCGAGAAAAGAGGTTTTTTTAATGTCTATAGCCTGCTTCTTGGGGGCGGAGTGCCAGTTACCGCCATCGACTTCGACGGCGAGCTTTACGTCAGAGAAGGCGAGGTCGATATTGTATCTACCGACAGCCAGGTTTGGGAAAGGCTTCTCTCCTCTGGAGGCAAGCTCTTCAAAGAGAATCCTTTCGTATGGGCTCCTGATGGTCCCGGAATAGAACTTAGCTATCTTGGATTGGTGTTCAAAAGAATTGGGTACACCCCGCTTAGCATCATGTGCGGGTCCAGTATTACTCTTCCTGCCGTTTGCAACGCTTCTATAGGCGCCCTCGGAAACTGTGGGAACTTTAAGCCCGATGTCAGTGAGGTTCCGACTAACACAGCCTCTAGAGACGCCGAAGTGTTTAGCTATCTGGTTCACGGGAAGGTATCTGTCAACAAAAAGCCGTCTCAGTTCGTCGATCGGAAGTTCTATTTTTCTACACACGATAGCGCTATTGTAAGTGTTGAAAAGAAAAGGGTCAATACCGTGGTTTACAACCTAACTGTTGCTAACGATCATTCGTATATTGCTAATGGGTTCATGTCTCATAATTGCGAATGCCAAATACGCCCATTACTTATCGATAATAAAGTATTTGTTGATGATCTTATCAGGTGGGACCAAGGCGAAGATGTTGGATATATCAATGCGTGGGTGGATAGAGTACGCGCCTAAACATTAATGCTTGACGTTTGTATAGTATTTCTTCTAAAATGCCATTGTGAAGCAGTCAATGGTTTGCAATGGCAAAACGCCAAAGAATCTAGTTGCGTTTAACTTCCTATCATCTCAGGTTTCAATCAATGCCGATGATGTTCCAACGCTTGTCTCCGACAAGGTGATGTCTGAGCTTACCAACGGAGACGAGAATCCGTATTTCAAGATTCAGGCAATAAATTATCCCGTTAACGGTTCTGGCATCTATCCTCACGACGAGGCTGTTTACACCGAAGAGTTTTTCGAGTCTTTTGTCAACGTGACAAAGGAGCGCCCAATACCGGGATCAAAGCGTGGTCATGAGTGGGGATCTAGGCCAAATAACGACTTTTACATGGTTGGCGGATCACTCGTCAAGAACGGCGACGGAAAAGGGACCGTTTACTTCAAAAACTACATTCCTCCAGAGGGGGATGGAACTTCAAACCTGGGGTTCCTGCGAGACCTGAAGGCTGGCATTGTCCACTTCTCTCTTGTCACAATGCCGGAATATAACGTTAGCGAAGACGAGAAAATGTACATTACTGGCTCCATTGGCCACGAAAGAAACGACGCTGTACAGTACGGCGACGGGGCCATGGAGCAGACAACCAATAGTAAGTATCAAGATGAATTCTTCGAGAGGGCAAAAAATCTTATTTCCGATGGCAAGATTGACATAAAGACTAGAGCTAATAGTGGAGAGCCCATCCAAAACGGAAAGGTTGTGCGTTCCGTGCTGCGACGAATAGTCGCCCGCGCTAACGTCGAGAACACTTCCGATTTTGCAGAGCTAATCTCCATGATTGATAAACAAAAAAGAGGAGCCAATATGGACAAGGATGAACTGTTCAAACTACTTGGAAACATGAAGCAGAACGGTGAAATCACTCTTTCAGAGGTTGCTAATGCGATGGGGTTGAAGGATCAGGTTGTCACCGATGACCACAAATCCGCCGCCTCTGTTGTTAATAGCCTCAAAGAAATTGATGTCGCCGATCCGGTTAAAGAAATCAAAGAGCTTCGGAACAAACTTGAAGCCGTTGATGCCGATAGGGTCAAGAACGCTCTTGATGCCGCGTTTGGTCCCGAAAAAGACAGCGATGGAAAGGACAATCCTGTTCGCCAGTACGCTGGAAAGATGACCAAGGATGCCAAGGCTGACAATATCGACGCCAAGATTGAAGAGCTGAAAAACGATTCCGTTATGAAACAGCTTGCCGGAAACAAAGCGGATTACCGCTCCGAACAGAACACTATCGGAGTAGTAGAAAATCGACAGGGTGATGGTTCCAAAGACGAACCACAGACCTATAAATACTAGGGGGTAGGTCATGGCTACTATTTATGTTTCCAGAGAAGACAATGACCATATCCGGCTGAATAACGACACTGGCGCGGATCTTTCGCAATATGAGCCTACCGTCATTGGGGAGCTGGCCGCTGTCGCTGACGAAGCCATTACCTCTGCCGCTGTTGGTTCTTTCGCTGTTGAGGCCGGTCTTGAGGTTCAGTCTGATGATCTTTCCGCTGGTGAGAATACATTCGGAACTGTGAACCAGATTGTTTATTTCGATCCGAGCGGAAAAACGTTCTCTGACACTGAGACCGTCGGATATTACGAATGGGGCCAGTTGAAAACCGTAAAGGACACCAATGGCGTCATCGTAATTAGCAAGTTCTATCGAGCCGTTCTGGTGACGAGCTAGGAGGGATAAAATGCTTAAGGTATATAACAAGAAAACGCTCGCCGATGAGCGATTCAACGAGAAGTTCTCCGCTCCTGTCATGCAATTGTATGATGGGACTATCAAGGATCTGAAATCCGGGTTTGCTAATGTTGCTGACAAGCCGCTCCTCAACCAGGACACGGTTGAAATGGCTACTCGCGACTATGTGAGCGGGGGGGGGCGGGACAAGCTATATGCACACATGGCGAGGCTCAGAAATACTGCACTCAAAGAAATGGGAGTCGAGCCAGGCGGAACCGTGAAGAACGCGGCCCAGGCTCCGAGCTATTCCACCCTTTCCTCGCTTGTTTCGTTGCTGTTTGTTGACATGACCCGTAGGTACATGGAGTCCCCGGACTACACTACCAGGATCGTTACCGAGACCAACAACCCGGCTTTCCGTGAAACGGTCACCATGCGGGACATTCTCAAGTATCGCGGGCAGTTTGAAGAGATCAGCGGTTCTGGCGATTCGGTTCCTCTGATTGAACAGGCTCTTGCCGAGACTGACACCTTCGACTTGACCATTCGCGGTATTGGTTGGGCGACTTCGCTGAAAAACATCCTTTTCAATGAGTTCCACACGATGCAGAAGGTTGTCGATGCGGTTAATGAGGCGTATGTTGACCAGCGCAACGCCCAGGTTATCGGAGCTATCGTCGGTGCCACTTTCGACGCTTCGCAACAGGTTGCGGCCGGTACTAGCGGAGACACCTACGAGGAAAACATCTACATCACGTTCCGCAATGCGATCCAGAAGCTTCGCACTCTTAAGGACAACCAGACCGACAGGCCGATCAGCGTTCCTTCTATCACTATGCTTTGCAACAGCGCAGACTCCTGGTACATACAGAGGGCGATCAACGGTCAGCTTGCCACCGCTGGCGGAGATGCATTCAGAGGCCGCAACAACACTCCGCTTCCGATTAACGAAGTGATCGAGTATGACCGTGGTGCCAACGACGGGTTTACCTGGGGCAAGAAGACCATGAGTTTCTCCGGTGTGACGCAGGGGACTTGTTACCTCTTCGTGCCGCGTGAGTATGCGTGGGTGGCCACCAAGCGCGGTCTGACTATGGAGTCGAGCACCGGTAGTGCTTTGACCCTTAGCCAGGAGGAAAGGGCGTGGTACTTCGTGCAGGGCGAATATCTCAAGGACTTCCTTGGGTCTTCGTATTCCGGGGCTTCCTCTTCTGGCTATGGTGCAATAGTGGAGATTACTCTTCCCGACGCTGATACTTAATAATTAGGCATCTTTGACTAGGCCCCTGTTTCCAGGGGCCTTTTTATTTGGCTTGTTTCTCATTGGTTTCTGATAGGAAAGTTTCTATAAACTCCCCACTATTCAAAACAACGATTTCGCAGTAATCCAAGACCAACAAAGCCTCTAACCATATTCTCCAATGTTTCATCATTGTCCCGATAAACTCATATGGGGAATCTCTATCAATATATCGATCAAGATATTCGTTTCGTAAAGCAGGGTCTGGCAATATTAGCGTAATCGAGACTCCCAACTTGTCCAGATCGGCTAAAACAATAGGATCTGACGAAACAAACAATATTTTATTGTTTTCAATTTTATCAACTATGGCCTTGGTATAATTATCAGGGAAATCACCAGAACGAAACTTCCAACATTCTACTTCTGAATATACGTCTGGCGACTTATCGCATAAATAACTTTTACCAGTTCCCGGCCATCCGGCATAAACTCTGGAATGGGTGGTCTTCATTTCTCTTCCCTCCCGGTCATGCGTTCTCGGAGCCATTGGGAGATAATCTTGACAAACTCAAGCTCGTGATCGGTTGCTCCACACCATATCTAGTGCCGTAACTTCCCAAACGCCGCCTCAATCTCCTCACGCTCGGGAACTGACAAGGGTTGCTTAATGGTTCCTCGAATTGTTTGTTTGATCCGGTAATATTATTTTCATCAAATGGCTCGAACATATGCCAATACATCACGTTGGCATCTTCTTTTGTTTTACCAAGATATAATTTGTTCGGGTTCGGATCGTGTACAATAATCCCGTTAACGTCTAAAACGACCGAGTGAGTGCCGTCTTCAAACAATGACGACGGAACGGTAGCAAGGAAACAACCATTAACAGAGTCTTCTTCGCGTAGGCCGCGAGTAGATTTAATGTCACAGTTTCCAGCATATGAAAATCCGAAATATCCCATGAAATGCAAAAAGAAGAAAAACCAATCGTCCCCATACCTGATAAAGTGTGGAACCTGTTCAAGAGATAGGTCTAGGATTGAGGCCACTGCCGCCCTTGTGCAATCTCCGTCACCTTTGTCGATAATAGATTGATAAACCCGCTTCATTGTTCACAGTCCTCACGCGTCGTCATTGGTGGAATCCTCCTCGTGACATTCGTGCGGTCTTGGCACAAACCCACTAGTTGTTTTCGTGCCTGGATAGATACCGTGACACCGTGGGCATTCGCCAATATCGGAATAATATGGAGTATCTGTATAAGTCATCTCAGAACTACCAATTGTATATTCGCTCACCCCTCTACCTCCTCGCCTTTCGGCTTATTAGGCCGCTTGCCAGTTCCGTCGCAATCTGGACAATGGACTCTTGCTGGTTTGCCCGTTTCCTCGTCGATCATCCTGAGAAGATGATATCCTTTTCCGTCACACTCCGGGCACCTGTCCGGTTCCTCTTTCTCGGTGATGGCTCGGATGCGTTCCCGCGTAGCGTCGCGCACGTGGGCATCGTCGGCCATTTCTAATTCTACGACGGCAAGAAGTTCCCGCAGTTCCCGGTTCTCCTGTTCGAGGGCGGCGATGCGGGTATTATGTCCATAGATCCTTTCAACCGAATCAATCAAGACAGCTTCAATATGATCACGCTCACAAGTCGCATCGCAATCTTCAAGAAGCCACCAAACGTCTGAATCAATAAGCTTTTGATATGCGTCTCGGCTTAGTTCAATCATCCCTCAATCCTCCTTTGGGTTGCTTTCTAAAGAAACCCAGTCCGAAGAGGACTCCCACCTTTCGGCCATTTTTGCAACAACGTGATCCGGTATCTCGTGAACAGATCGCCATCGGCCGTAACATTCAATAATCTGAACATCGGCTCCGCTTTCTTGGGCCATTTCGAGATACGGCTGCGCCTCCCACTTCTGGGAAAAGGTATTCGCCACAGCGACATCTTCTCCACGCATGAGAGCGTCCCGAACCATCTCCTGACACCACTCATGTGCATCCTTTATCTCTTCTCGGCGAAATGTATACGTTCCGGCCACCATAAAATACTGATCAGCTTCGAAGTATTGAACACCAAGCGCTTTCGCAAGTGTCGTCTTCCCTGAACCCGGAAGTCCTCGAATTATAGTAAGAGTCATCACTCCCCCTCATCCGCAGAGTTAAATAGGCTGATTCCTTCCGAACCAACATATAGGCGAATTGGCCGGTTATATTTTCCTCGGCGATCAAGGTGAACCGTATATGACGGCCGACTTTCTCCGTCTGCGAAAACTATCAATGACGCTTTAACAACGTGCCCAGCTTCTGGTGTGTTATAGTGGCTTCTGTAGTTCTCAACGACAACCTTTGACCCGGGAAGAATTATTTCTCCAGAAACATTTTTCTTCATTTACTCATCCCCCTCATCCGCCTTGATGCGGATCGGCTTGCCGCAGTCGCACGGGCGACCACTTTCTATTCTGGCGTTGTGGTGAGTCACCGGATCATTGGCCCCACATGCCGCGACCCATATGTAGCGGATGCCGGATTTATCAAGATGCCGTTCACAGTATTCCGGCTCTTCTTGCTTGATGATTTCTTCCGGCGTTTCTCCAACATAGAGATCACCCTCGCTCTGTGGGACTCCGTTTTTATCTAATAAGCCAGAGTCAATCATTGCTTCTCGCCTCTCTTGTCATGAACATTGAGAAATGACTTTGCCCTTTCCTTCCAATATGGCCTATTTGCCATCTCTGGGTTCATAAGAACATCTCCGATTATCTTTACAGCTTCGGATATTTGGCCTTTGCGCAAAGCTTCTATCCTGTCGTTAAGGCTATCCAACAGTTCGTCAATGGTCATAAAAAATCACCTCCAAAAATAATCATAGACCACAAAAAAGCGTTTGTCAACAAAAACCCCCGACGTTGCATCGGGGGCGACCCTTCGGTCAATCATGGAGGTGATATCTGGAAGGCATAGCTAGTCTAGTTGATTAGGTTCGTTTGTGTCAATATAATATAGCCATGGCTACTTTTGCGAATATCAAGAAGGTTCGACTGGCGATTGATGACCCACCGGGGTTTGTGGATTTGATATCGGTTGCGACAAGCTCTACACTTCCGGCGTCACCAAAGCATCAAACTGCCTATTATGTCGTAGATGATGACGAATATCGAGCCACAGATGTGACTGTGGTTGCTACACCGGCAGACTATGAGGTGCTCGATCTTCGGGTATCAGACGAACGGATAGGAGACTGGATAGACTCGGATGGCGTATATGATGCCAGGGTCTATGCGCTCCGGGACATAACCCGGAAGCTTGGTCAAGAACTAGCTCTTGTCCGCACCCAGTCTGGCGCGGAGTCGAACGAGTACAACGCATTGCTCGATACCTATAAATACTACAAGGGCCTTATTTCTGATGCTGAAAAAGAGGCGCAGGTAGAATCGCTTAACTCTTCGGGTAGGCTACTTTCAACCACTGCCCCGGAGATTGCGGGGGGAAACCTTTGAACAATCGTTCCTTGCTTAAGCAGAAACGCGACGGGTTCAAGCGGGTCATTAATGAGAATCCGCAAACACTTGTCTTCTACAGGCATCCGGCCAAGGATGATGGATTCGGCGGAACTATCCCGGATTTCACAAAAAGCCCAACGGAGCACGTAAATAAAGTGAGAATGTCCCACCCTGGGCGCGAAAATGGACCATTTGACTATGAGATTAGTAGCGTTGGCGCAGTGCCTCCATCTGGAAGGTTTATTCAAGCTCTATGGAATGCAGACATAGCCGAGGGGGACCGAGTTGATAGCTACAAGGTTGGGTCTATTGATGAGCTTGTGGCGTTTGGTGGCGTGTTCGGCAAACAAGCCATACTGATATCAGCTAATGACGTGGAGGCAAGTTAATGAAGGTTCCAGATTCCGCAGACGCTACGCCGGACGAGGTTAAGTCGGAGACACCCAAAAGCGGAGAGCGATACATCATGAATCCATACCACGGCGTTGAAATGCTAACACCACACGAGGCCATGGACATGATCAGTTCTCTCTCTACAATGTTGGTTATAGATGAGCGTCATAGAGGACACCAGAAAGGTATTGTTAAGAACTAGGAAGATATACGAGCGGCGCAGGCTGGCCGTATATGCTTTGTCTCTCAACTATGCAGCACAAGCTTTAAGGCTATTTCAAGAAAGACAGTCCGGCGATCTCTTCTGGAACAACCAAACCAAACAGGCATATCAGCGCATGTTTTCAAATGCCGAGCTATCAGACAAGGTGGTTTCGTGGTTTATGGCCCACGGCGTTGATTATGGAATTTATCTCGAACTTGCCAACGATAGAAAGCACGAATCCATTAGGCCGATCATAAACGAGCTATATCCAAAGTTTCGCGAAGACCTGGAACGTCTATACGGCGCAAGGTAACTTGACTATACACATGTTAAGTGTGAAAATAGCCATGTGATAACCAAGATCGTGTCGCGTCTTAAAACAGGATCTATTTCCAACGTGGTCCCGTTTGGATGGCCCGAAATGCCGAACGCTCCGTATGTGGTTGTGAAACCTGAAAAAGACCCACTTGGACGCGGAAGGATTTTCCGGGTTATTCCACACTTTCCACCTGGTTCTCAAATAGACCTTGAGGCGTACACCTTCGAGGAATTATCTACACTTTTGGATGACTATCAGACAGACTCGCGCAATGGGAACACGAACGATGTGCTTTCAGAGCAAGAATGGACTGATTATGTCTCGAACAACGACGACGGCACGATCTCTATGGAACGCGTGTTTCTAGTGCCGATGATGTTACACTAAGGAGGTAACATATGGCTTTAAGGACGGCTGCCCGTTATGGGTTCGGGCTGAAGTTCGTTAGATTGCAGGCGCTGAATGACGACCTGACTATCCCAACCGCATCGCGGATTATTGGCGGGGCTGGCCCGTTTGATTTCTCCGGTGTGACCGATGATTCTGCGGTTCCGATTACTGTCAAGCTCGATGATTCTGCGGCCGTCAGCTTTACTGTTGATGTCTCTGGAGCGTCTTCGGCCTCTGCTGTTACGGTTGACGAGCTTGTTTCTGCGCTTGATACCGCATTCACCGGTGAGTCTTTGGAGCTTGATGCGTCTAAAAGTGTGACCGATGACAACAGGCTCAAGATCGAGACCACGGACACATCAACCACTCCGACCGTTGTACAGATTTACGGACAGTGTGCGGAGATTGCAAAGCTCGGCCAGGGCTTCGGAGCGAAGTACGTAAAGCTCAACACCGCGCAGTCACTTTCGGAGACCATGACTCGCAAGGATTCGGAACAGCTTACTATCACAGATTCCGAAGGCAAGGACACCGAGATCAATACCGATGACTACCTGAAGGGGTTTACCGCTGTCCTCACCGACACGGCGCACGATTGGGAGCTTCGCAGCCTTATCCAGGGTGGATCGCTCAATGACGATGAAGACGAGTATGACTACCCGACTTCAGCGTCCGATAAGATCTACTTCTTCGGCGAGGCGTACTACGCTGAGTACACTCAAGGTGATCACCTCGAATCCGACATTGTTGGATACGTCAAGAAACTTCTGCGGAAAATGAAGGGCAACCTGGGAGACGTTACCCAAGAAAGGAATTGGTCACAGTGGGCTTACAATCTTACCGGGACTTCGTATACCGACGAATCCGGTAACCTGCTCGGGGCTATTAAGGACTTCAAGCTGACCATTAGCGAATATGAAGCCCTCAGTCTCGAGTCGGTCTAATTTCGAGGACTCCGCATTCCCATTGATCTCTGTCCCGTTCAACGGGTCAGGGGTTTTTGCAAGAGCAAGGGAATTAAACGCCGTACAGATTCGGTCTTGCGGCGACTTTTCCTTGATTGACCTAAGTGGCGGCGACGGTATTAAGTCGAACCTTAGCTTTGCAGAAATGCGGCAGTATTCGGAGTATCAACACTCGATAGTGCGTGAATCTCTTGTTGAACCAACCTATGACGAATTAATGAAGTGGGTTTCTCTCGATGTTGCTGGGCATGAAGAAACGCTTGCAAATTTACGAGAGAAGATCAAAGACGTTCCGGCTGGTAAGGAGCGAGACGCGATTGTTGATGAAATAGAAAGCTGCAAGGTTCTCTTAAAGCTCGTACTTCCGCAAGACTTCATGGCGGCAATTATGAGTTTCGCCCTAAAAATCGATAGTAGCGATATCAAGAAAGTCACAAGGGACATGTTATACCGGGCGGCCATTCTTGCCTCACGTGGACACGATAACCCACACGATCACGTTGATGGGTTCTTTACACCGTTCAACCTTGAGGATATTGATATCGTAGCCTGGGGTATCTACGAGGAAGAGAAGGACAGGAAAAAGGCGGGTTAATGTTTGGCTGTTGATGCTGGTTCTATATTTTCAGAAGTAAGAGTCTCGCTCGACAAGCTCAGAGCCGACCTTTCAAAGGTTGATGCTCGGTTCGGGAAATTTGCGCAGACCAATCAACAGCAATCTAATAAGGTCCAGGGATTCTGGACCAAATCATTCGGGAAAATATCGGCCGGTGGAATAGCGGCCTTCGCCGGTATCGGTCTTGCGGTAAAGTCGGCAGTAAAGACGTTTGCTGGGTTTGAACAGTCTCTTGCAAACGTAGAGTCTGTGGCCGGTGCTACGGCTTCGGAGATGGACGAGCTACGAGCCGCAGCCATTCGCGCAGGTGAGCAGACACGGTTTACGGCGTCCGAAGCTGCGGACGCAATGTACTATCTTGCATCTGCCGGTTTCGATGCTTCCGAATCTGTTTCAGCCCTCGATGGTGTTCTCTCTCTAGCAACTGCAACACAGAGTGACTTAGCATCAACCTCTGCATCTGTTGCTGCATCAATATCTCAATTTGGCCTAGATGCATCTGCCGCGTCATTAGTTGCTAATGTTTTTGCCGCTGCTATTGGAAATTCACAAGCAAATATGGAGAAACTTACAAACTCCATGCGCAATGTTGGGCCAGTTGCCGGTGCGTTAGGAAAGTCTATAGAAGAAACAGTTGGAGTTCTTCAGGTCCTTTATGATGCTGGTTTTCAGGGGGAACAGGCTGGAGTCGCACTTAGAAATATATTTATTTCACTTGCGTCAAAATCAGATCCAATAACACAAAGATTAATGCAACTTGGATTAACTTTCGAGGAGTTAAATCCGCAGGCAAATAGCTTTGCAGAAATAGTCGATAATATTAACGCCAAAATAGAAGACCCTGCACAAGCGCTTGAAGCGTTCGACAAGAGGACTGGCCCCCAACTCATTTCATTGCTCAAGGCCGGTGGAGAGGCCATAAACGAATATACCACAGCAGTTACGGGGACAAATAAGGCCGTGAGTGCTGCGGCGACTCAATTGGACACGCTTCAAGGTTCGTTTGACCTGTTAAAAAGCGCGGCGCAGTCAGCGGCTATCAATATCATTAGTGAATTGCAACCGGCTATCCGTGGCCTAGTTGATTTTATCCGCGGGTTAATTGAGAGATTTAACGGCCTACCGGGACCGCTCAAAGCTTTTACTGGTGCGGCGGTTATAGCCATTCCGGTAATAGGCGCTCTTGCCGCTGCCGTTGCGGCCCTACAGGCTGCCGCGTCCGGCGGGCTGACTCTTATCCTTGCCGGTGTCGCTGGCGGCATAGCGGCTATCGCATCGGCATCAGCTAAGGCTAAACAAGCTAAGGTCGACGAGCTTTTCGGAGATGTTTCAGAAAGACTGAAAGGCGCGGCAGAGAACGGTGAAGATTTAGTTGAGGCAATCAAGGAGATATCCAGAGAAACCGGACTGTCTGTTGATCAGGTTATTAATCTTGCGGAAGAACATGGACTTGTAACCTCTGAAATATCGCAACAAGTCGCATTACTCAGAGAGAGCAACGCAGAGCTTGACGAGAACGCAAAGACAGCAAAAGAGATAGTAAAAGAAAACGAATATATTAGGGCAAATCTAGCGACAGCGGCTAATAGCATGGGCGATATGGGTGAAATTGCTCAGAACTACGCCAGAAATATGAATGTTTCGCTTGAACGTGTGATTTCAATAGCCCAAACGCTTAATAATCTTACGCCAGCTCAAGAAGAACAGTTGCGTCTACTCAAACTCCAGGCCGAAGAGTGGGCAAAGATCCGCGAGGAAGATATAGCCAGCCTTGAACGCGCATCAGGTAGGGCTGGCGAGAGGGAGAGGGCGGCAGCGGCAGCGAGAGCCGAAGCCGAGGCAGACGCGGAAGCGCTAAGGATAGACACTCTCAGGGCACAAATAGAAGACGAGTACAAAGCGGCACGGGCTAAGGTCCTTGAGGTAATAGACGCCGAGAGAAGCGAAGTTGATAAGATAAGGGAACAGGTAGATTATCTCAACGCCCACCCATGGAGCCTCACAGATGCCGAAGGGAGACGACTAGACGCAGACAGGATTAAGGCTCTTGAAATTCTCAATCAACAATTAATTGCCGCACAAAATGAGACAAGTGAAGCAGCGAATGCACAAGAAGAATTTAGGAAAAAAATAGAAGAAATAGGCATAGAAGAACGCGAATTATTAGACCTAGAAGAATCTAGGGCCTTAGCTTCCGCGGAACTATATGAAGGTACGGCAGATGAAATAAACGACGCAAGAAAAGCTATTTCGGATTATTACGATTTATTGCGAAAGGTTAGAGATGAAGAGGCAAACGAGGAAGCCGCCAAAACATTAGAACATTATTCCAATCTTCTTCTTGAGAAAACAGAATTAGATAAAATATCTATTGAAAACGAACGCCAAAAGGCCATTGAGGCGGTGCGTGGCCTTAATGCGTCAGATATTGCAACCGAACAAGCAATTGATAAAATAAACGAATACTATGATTCCCTACAAAAGCGAGACGCGTGGGACCGATTCATTGAAAACGCAAATAGTATCATCGGGCCTGTGTCGTCCATACTGGACGCCGTTGGTGGTCTATATGATGCACTCGCACAACAGCAGATAGATGCGCTTGACAGGGAGCTACAGGCCCGTTTGGAGTCTCTTGGTATAGCAGAGGAGACAACGCTAGAGAGTCTTCAAAGACAGCTTGACGAGGCGATAGCCGCTGGAGACATGGAAACGGCTGCCGACCTTGAGGATGAAATACAGAGAGAAGAGATAACCAAAGAATATGAGCAGAAAAAGGCGACAATTCAGTATCAAGCCGATCTAAAGGGCTGGCGGTTGAAGCTGCTTAGCGCTATAGCCTCCGGGGCGCTTGCTATTACAAATGCGTTTGCCACTCGTCCGTTTATACCAGCAGGATTGATAGCTGGGTCTCTTGCCACGGCCCTAACTGGCGTACAGATAGCAACGGTCAAGGCGCAGAAGCCACAGCCACCTGGGTTTCAAACAGGCGGTATTGTTATCGGAGGGGCCGGTTCTGCTGGCCGAGACGTGAGAGTCGCAGAAGGATCTAGCAATGAATTGCTTCTTAATGATTCTCCAGCTGGTCAGTCGTTCCTAAATCAGTTTGCAGAAAGGGTTGCGGATGTAATTGCTGGCAGGATTGGACAACAAATGATACAATTAAATCACAGCACAGTCTTAAATGGTAGGGTTTTGACCGAAGAGGTTGTACAATACATTGATAACGGGAAAGTCAGGATGAAGGCGCTACAGAGATGAGAATACTTACAACTAAAATAGCATCGGACGCAACAACCTCAAGTACTGATGAGTCGGCGAACTACCCGGCGTCTAACCTTGCGCACAATTTCTTATGGAATCGCTGGCAACCGACAACGGACGGTGAGCAGACCGCAACTATGGAATGGTCTACCGGTCAGTCGATGAATTGTGTGTTTGTTGGTTATATATCAAGCACGATAACGCAACTTGATATTAAGATATACGACGCTGGCGGTTTAGTTGAAACGCTTTCCGATGTCGATATATCAGATGGTGTCGGTGCTTACTATTTCAGCACAACACAAACAGGGATAACGAGTCTTGAACTTGTGATCAATGGGCCTGGGGTAATGTATATCGGCGGGTGTGAGCCGGGTGTCTATTATCAGATGCCGTTCTTCTTGGCAGACAGAGAGGGCGAGAAAATTGATAATTCCATTATTTCTTCGTCGTCCTGGGGACAGGCGCAACAAACACGGGTTCCATGGCTAGACGGAATCACGCTACCCTTTATAACTAGCCGGTCGGTTTACGATGAAGTGATAAGTCAATTATCAGCGGTCGGGACTGGCGGAACGCTTTGGGTTGATTTCTTTGAGGACGACCATAGCGTTAAAGCACCCGGCTATTACAGGCTTAACGAATTGAGTCCATACGAGAAGACAGAGGCAAAAAGATATCTTGGTGAATCATGGACTCACAACTGGTCAATGAATCTTTTGGAGGCAAGATAATGGCACTTGTTCGTGTCCCAGACCCAAACGATCCTGGACTCTCGGCGGCTGATTGGACGACATTTACAACACTTGTTAAGAGGAAGATATTAGACACAAACGGACCATTGCCACCGCAGGACTCATCTGGTGATATACCTAAAGGTTTTATCGCATACATTGGTGGAACGCTATATTACAATAACGCTGATTTAACTCCTAGTGGAACACCATCAAGATATATTCAGATAACGCCGTCTGGAGCTACGGCAACGGCGGCATATGTCGCAAACCTTTCTGGTGTTACTTGGAATTCGGAATATTGCGGTTGGTACGATGTATCGGGAAATCTCTACGTTTTTGATGAAGTCTATGCAATTAGCGATAGCCAGATAACGGAAAAACATACGAGGTATATACAAAGCTCGATAGGCAATACAGAAAAACTTACAGGCTCTGGAAGTTGGACGGTCCCGGCAGGTGTCACTAGGGCTAAGATTATAATGTCAGGTGGCGGGGGTGGCGGAGGTGGCGGAGGCGCATATAATCCATCAACTGGTCAGCATACAGACGGGTCGGCTGGAAGTAACGGTGGAGATACAACGATGACTGGAGTTGATACGGCTTCTGGCGGCGTTGGGGGTGCTGGTGGTAACGCAAATCCGTCTGATGCTGCCATATCTGATGCACCAGACATGACAGCATACAACGGGATAGTGCCTGGTGCACCTGGTGGGTTTGGTGGACCGGCCCCCAACGGATCAGCTAATACACAGCCTGGGTTCCCTGGATTCCCTGGCTTAGTCGTAACCGACGTTCTGGCAGTGAACCCAGGGGATAGCATTTCGTATTCGTGCGGTTCCGGTGGTGGTGGCGGTGCACACGGGACAGGGTGGACATATCTTGGTGGCGATGGTGGCAATGGTGCAAACGGGTGGATTCTTATTGAATATTAATTTTTCCTTGCTTTGTGCTAAAAACAGCACTATGGTGTGATTGGAGGTGTATAATGAAGACTATTTATGTTTTACTGGTACTGTTTTTTTTGATTGTCGGCGGTTGTTCGGTGCACGATTGGCCCGATAGCGAGGATATTTATATCAGGCATGTCGAGTTTGGCATAGAAGATGGCATAAAGGCTCCTGGCGAAATGATTTGCATAGAGACGTCTTTTTCCTATGCCACAATTAGCGTTACCGGCAATGCAAGGATTAACGGTGAGAGTTCACTGACGATTGGGCCAAATGGATACTGGTGGATATGGGTAGATGTATCGTCTGTCCCGCCTGGAGGATCAATTGTTATTGATATCAATGGGGATATACTTACATGCTTGGTCGAATAGGGTATATAATCGCCACTAGATGGTAATAGTACAGATAGCAATAACAGAAGAGCTTGGCAATAGAATAACAAACATAGAGCCGTTTGTTTTTAAGATATACACAGGGCCATTTGTGTCAACCTTCCCCAACACGTTCGGATTTACGTTCGATGGATCGGGCCCAGCAATTGAAATCATAGATTTTCTACGCGCACCGGAAGCTGGCTATCAAGAAAAGACATCGTATTCTAGCGTTGTTGAGGATGAGGCATCTTGGTATTTTGACACAACAAACCAAATAGTCTATTTTCACGTTGAACATGATTATGGACGAGACACAACGTATCTGAGTGGAACGGCTTATGGTTATTGCTCGGATAGGCCAATAGGTATTGGCGGATTCCAATATCTTCCTCTGGTCAAAAGCGTACCAGATTTAAGCCAGCAACAAGATATAATAGATTATGACATACCATCTATGATATCTGGGGCAATAGAACTTGATAGTTCAAGCGGAGAATTGGACTTCTTTATAACGACTGATATTTATGGAAACAGAATCTATATATTTTTCCTCGATGATCTACCAACAATTGACATCTATGAATTCTCTGATCTTGTTCAACTGGCAGCTCTCTCGGTGGACGATTACGATTTTACGGTTTCTTCTGTATTAATAAGAATAAAGGATCTCCGCGAAGAGGGTAATGTACAAATACCCACAGACCTATTTAATGCAACTGACTATCCAGACATCAAGGATAACCTCATTAATAAGCCTATACCTTGGAGATTCGGAGAATTACGCGAGGTAAAGTTAATCTGCACAAACGGAAAGTCGACTAGCGGGAACGTCAGCTATAGGGCTGGTATAGAGATGACCAGCTTCGGAACTCCATATGTAAAGGATGGTGACACATGGACGTCTGTAACTGCCGTATCATCAGATACAAGCACGGGAGAAATAGTCCTTGCAGAGGCTGACGCAAGGAACGGGACAAATCCAAGAGAGGCGAAACTGGTCAACTGCGAGGGGATATCAAACGACAGATCAACCGATGTCATACGCGAGCTTAACTATCGTGCGCTTGGAACAACTTTTGATAGTTCAAATTATAACATTGGAGAGTGGGCATCGGAAGAACTATCGCTTGGTCCGATTGCCCTAAGCCTTGAAAAGCAAAAAAAACTCTTTGATGTCATAGCTGATATTCAGAACGGAAGCAATGTCGGATTTAGGTATTCGATAACGGCAGACGGCAAAAGAACCATAAGAATCGATAGTGAGGGCAGGACGCCAGTCTACCATGTCACAAATACCGACATCCAGAATAGAAACGAACTACCGGTTACGACAGACGCCACAACACTCGCGGCAATAGTTAATATCGATTACGATAAATCATATGTAGACGATGAGTATTATCGCTACACCGATGATTCTGAAGCCGAGACAACGTTTAATGCGTACAAGCAAAAGCCTACAACCACACTTGAGACGCTATTGACGACCGAAACTCTAGCGGCCGAGCGTGGCGATTTTCATCTTGAGAGATTTTCAACTATTCGCGGGATATTCTCTGGAACGCTGATGGGTGTCAAATATCTAACGCTTAGAATATACGATCTGATAACGATAGAGATAACCCCAGCCGATTTCGTAAATGTTGATAATAATATGATTGATGGACGCGAGTATTTCGGCATTAAGTTAATCAAGATTCTTTCTGTAGATCCTGACATAAGGGAGAAACAAAACAATATAAGCGGAGTAATAATCGACGACGCGAGGTTCCCAGAGCACCGTATAATGGAGTATGATGGTGGAGAAGAAGATTGGCTTTGGGATGACGGCGATTTCTGGGATTTCTATTAGGGGACATTATGGGTAAATCAGCTGGTGATTTAATAACAAATAGTCAAACGTTAACAACTCCGCCGACCGGTGCATATTGGTATTTGTGGGACCCATCAAAGGCGGTCGGACTTCGTGATCAAATGATTTTGAAATCAGATTTTGACGCTTATATAGGAACGCTGAAAGCGGCACTAAGATGGTCCGATCTTATTGGCGGAATTTGTTCACCAGGAACCGACTCTGACCACGATATAGATATCACGGCAGGGGAGCGAAGAGACAGCACAGACACAGCCAACATTGAATTCTCAAGCGGAACCGCCGCCATTGATGCCACGTTTAACGCAGGGACGAGCACGTGGGGACTTTATTCTGGGAGCTCTCTATCGGATGGTGATACGGTCCACCTTTTCGTTGTCAGTATAGACGCTGGCGGTACTGGGTTTTATTTTGATGATGATATAGGCGCGGCCAATCTTCCGAGCGGGTGTACTTATTTTAGGCGGCTTGATTCTTACAGAATAGCTACCGGTCCTGTCTTGTTACCACAAACGCAAGACGGTCACATAATCACGTCATCTGCCCCAGTCGCAACATATGCTGTAGATCTGAGCGGCGCACAGGTTACAACTGCAACAGCTTTCGAGCTGCCCAATGTGCCCAAGGGGATTACTCTAAACGTTTCGTGCGCTATTGGGGCGATAGAAGCGGATTCTCAATTTATTCACATTTTTGGCGCTGGCGAGGAAGATTATGTTCCAAGCTCTGCGGCTTATACTATATGCACAGCACCGGGGGCCGACAGAGGCCAAACAGAGATAGGGGCAATAACAAACACAGATGCACAAATTTATCGGCGCGCCGCGTCAACTGCCAACATGACCGTTTTAAATGTTTTCGCAAAAAGCTGGTATGATAGCCTCGGTGTATTTGACGGTGTATGAGCAAACGCAAGTCCGATATGGAAACATCTATAATGATGGCCGACCTAAGAAATGGGATGATACCTGTCGGCAAGTGCGAGGAAGAGGGAGACAACGTGGACAGGGATAAGGCAAGCGAGACGAACAGAAAAGAGGCAGATGAAGCATACCGCCGCCTTGTCCTTACCGAGCTACAGCGCAATGGTGAAGATATGGCCGCGTTGCGCGAGGCATTGGATAAGCTCAATACAAAAATGGACCACGTTGATGATAGGGTGTCATCCGTTATCAAGAGCCAATTAGACGATAGATCAGAATTCCTTACGCTCATTGGAGAGATAAAAAAAAATAACGAGTTAAACGCCGGAAGAATTCAGCAGAACACAGACACCATAGTGTCGTTGAGGGAAACGGTGAGGAAGCATATTTACGATACGGATGCCGAGGAACAGATAAAATTAGCTGAAAAAAACACACAAAAATCACAGAGGGTGTCTATTATTAGCGTCACAATCGGTGGTATGAGTTTTATATTCGGTGTGATAATGGCGTTTCTACAGTTTGCAGGAGGGTGATTTGATAGAATTCACGAAGCAAACAGACCTACCGCGCATGGAGTCGCGATGGGGGTGCTATCTAACGTCTGCTGGATTAACTCCTGTCGAGAATGAGCTTAACAGACCTTTAAACGAGTTCGAATTATTTGCGTGGCTCGGACTTGCTTATTCGTTCACTGTCCCAGATGAGCGAAGGCGTGGCGCTGTCCGTCCTGCGTATGCCATGTGCAACTATAAGGATCACGCCAATTTCAAGCCGCCTAGTAAACCTGAAAAACCGGGGTGGGGATGGGATTCTGACGCAGAATATCACGACTTTGCACAGGCGCCTGGTGATTTCTTGGCCGAAGCCTTCTACGTATTTGGTATCGAGCACCCACACGGTCGCTATGATGTCATTAGATATCGAACGCCGTACGGCTTCCACTTCACCTCGCTAATCAATGGAACAATCGAAATAAATCCAGACCCGTCAATCGAGTTGCTTGAAAAGAAGCAAGTCATCCCGATTAAGATAGGCGGCTAATGTCGCCAAATAGGAGACTCAATGGATGTTAGAATGTTCGATGTGCCATACAAGGCGTATGGTGATGTTGCGCTTATTCTTGGCCTTTTCTCTGACCTTCACCTGCAACTCGACGGCACAGATGACGATGTAAAAAGAGGCATAGATGAGGCGCTTGAATACAATGCGCGCCTTTCGTTCAATGGTGATAATTCGGATTACATCTACCCCAAAGACCCGCGTTATACCGGAAGTAGGGATAAAAAGGGCGCAGTGACTGCAAAGCTGAACATGGATGTCGAATATCAATATGAGTTCTTCCGACCATACGTTGATCACATAGATGTGATGGGTGTTGGGAATCATGAGACTGCGATAGCAAGACATAACGCCTACGACGTGGCAAGGGGTGTTATAACGCTTCTTAACAAGGACAGAAGCAAGAAGTTGCCACCAATATACCAAGGGGCATATCAGGGTTATCAGATTTACAACATGCGCAAAACTGGCGGTTGCGGGAGGCGGTTCGCGATGTTCAGACATCATCTAAAGGGGGGTGGTGCGCCAGTTACAAAGGGCATGATTGACCTATCCCGCCTGTCAGACGGGTGCGATGATGCTGACCTTTATTGGGGTGGACATAAACACACAGCGATTGCTGACAATGGCAGGATAAGGCGCTATGTAACACCCAAAGGAGTGTTACGCAAGCGCGTTGTAAAGGCGATCATAACTCCTGGGTATGGCGGCGGGGTTGGAGACACAACAAAAGAAATAGACGCCCAAGGGATTGACGACGGTTGGGAGGACTCTCACTATACCGGAACCCCGGAGGGTTGGGCGCTCGTGCGCGTGATACCCCTCCATAGCGACGGTGACCCAATGATAAGAGTCAGGCTGGAAGAGATGACATAGGCCGCATATAATTAGATAGGGGGATAGTCATGGAGCACACAATTGTTTTCATCATTGCTGTGCTTGTCGTTTTGTCGGGTTGCGTCTCGGTTGAAAAATACGAGGCGTTAGAGGAAGAAAGAGCGCTTTACGCCGAGGCCAACAGTAGCCTTGTCGAAGAGATTGGGCGGCTTAACGCGTTGCTTGATGAGAACCAAGTATTTTTCGAGGGCCACACGGCTGAGGGATGGGCGGCCACGGCCCTACAGTATTACAAGATAGCCGGGTTTTGGTATAATAAATACCTGGAAGCTGGAGGAGAGCCGGTACAATGAAGATAATTGACGACATAAAATCTGCGTGGGCCGACGCTAAGAAGGAAATCAGACACTTCTATAAGGTTGTCATTCCGTGGTGGGCCAAATCTAAGTATCTGACCATAGCGATATGGTTCGAACATCAGCTTGATAGGTTTAGAAAATGACAACCACTGGCCGAAAGTTCTATGTGGTGAAATGGCTCCTACGCATGTGGTTTATAAATTTTGCCGCTCTTGTTGTCCTGGGGGTTCTTGAAATACCGAATATCCCACAGGCACTCGGCCTTTCTCTTGGCGCAATCACAGCCGGAATCGTCGGCTACATTGGCGTCAACGTGTGGCAGAAGAAAATACAATCAGATGACGGGCCGGTATACCGGAAGGGTGGAGCGTGAAACATGCGAAGGTTCCCAGGTGCGTTCTTATCGGTCTTATTGCTGTTAGTGTTATTTCTTCTGTCGGTCTCGGCGTCGCATGGTTCGGAAATCGTGATCTCCGAAACGATGTGGAACGGCTTGAAGCTGGAATACGCAACGCTCAAGGACTCGCATCGGTTGTTGTCGGAGAGCTTAACGGAAGCCGAGGAGAAGTCGAGGAGCTTAAACGCCAACTTGGCGAGTCTTTGGCTACAGTTGAACGACTCCAAAATGACGGTGCTGAGCTTGGAAGCGCGATTGAAAACAGCTCAGACGCAAGCTGCCTTATTGCAGGATCAATTGATCGAATCGGAGAATGGATTGAGTCAGTTGAACGCGCAAATAAGGAAGGAGAAGATTAAATCGTATCTCATCGGCGGCGGGATAGGGGCCGGGATTGTTCTGCTGATATTCGGTATACTCGCCATAGGGGGATAGGTGGCCACTACTGATTATACCTACTCACAGATAGAGGGAGGACTCTCGGGTTTCTTCGATGATAACCCCGTCCCTGGAACTGGATATCGTGGTTTCTCTATTCGTGGTGTATGGGCTGGAATAATCACAGGAACCGAAGCCTCCTTTGCCATCGGAGCCGGTGGGGATTATCCACTTTCCGTTATTGTTGACGGCTCCTTCTCGGCAACACCAATAATTTCATCAGGCAGGATCACGCTTTTTACCGGCCTCTCCGACACCGCACACCTTGTTTCTCTTCACGTTCAAGGCGCTTATTCATCGCTGTATAACTGGATGGATAAAACCGATTCGGCGCAACTCCGCGTTGATGGGGCATCCCCAGTATATGCCGCCGTTCCTGTTAATTTTCCGACGAATCCCGATGCGAATCTTCTTAATTCACAGCCGACATCCGATTTCACCGGAGATGACGCGAACGTCATTTCAACATGGGATGGAACGGGGGATGATGGATATGCCGAAGGAAGCACGAACGCCAAGGGACAGATTATCTTCAGAGCGCAATGCTCGGATATCTATCTTTATGCTTCATCCGAAGATTTCTTCTACTCGGTTGACGGTGGAACGCCGGTCAGCGTCAGTCTGACGGATTTCAATACGGGTCAAGGAAGGCTTCTTCCGTTCGCAAGCGGACTCGATGATACGGCAATTCATGAGTACAGGATATGGCCGGATCTTCCTTCTGGAAGTACCGCATATATTCATGGCGTTGCGGTCTTTGATGATGGTGTTCCTGTCTCTCTGTCTTCTATCTCGCCTAAGACATTCATCATTCAATTCGGGAACTCTATAACCGATGGAGAGGAGACGAGCACCGGTGTTGTTGATTGTTGGCTATATGGTAATGAGAATGATTACCTCATCGCACAAGCTGGGGTAACTGGCGATACGTCCCTTGATGTAGCCGGACGACTTCCTGGCTATATGGACGAGCTACCGGCACCAGATTACGCCCTACTGGCTAGTGGGAGGAACGATGATCTAGATACTCAAGCCACATTTGAAGCTGACTATGAAGATCTCTGTGATGCTGTTGTGGTTGAAGGAATGATTGCCATTTGTCGTGGGCAGATTCCGGGAACGGTAACTTCAGAAGTTGCTACGAACGTAGATGCGTGGATAGGCAATGTTCTATCCAGTTTCCCAACGTTTTTACAGTTGCCAACGGCTTCATGGCCGACAACACCTACGGTAGGTGGTGGGGTGCATCCAACCGTTCTTGGGTTTTCTGACTACATAGCCCCAACGGAATCCGTGGATCTCGCTGCACTTCTTTCCGTTGGTGGTGTACTATTGAATGAAGGTATGTCCGGCGGAATGCAGGAACTTACCGGAGGGATGGACGGATGAAATATAGATGGTATCCAGGATTAACGGATAAAACGGTTCTTGTTTTCGTCCGGGATTCAAGCACTACAGACGGGTCCGGATTGACGGGGCTTACCTACAATTCCTCCGGACTGACGTGCTACTACATCCGGCCAGGTTCGGCCGCGGCGCAGCTTACCCTTGCGACGCAGACCGTGACAGGAGCGCATTCCGACGGTGGATTCG